GTTCATGACCGCGGTCTTGAGGCCGGAAAAGCTGAAGTCCAAGTTCGGCGCATGAATCAAAGGCCGAGGAAGTTCGATGGCGCCGGGTCTGCCTTTCTCCGCAAGTGCGGAAACAGCCGGGCCGCCCGGATAGGAATAACCCAGCGCCTGAGCAGTCTTATCGAATGCTTCACCTGCGGCATCATCCAGCGTTTCCCCTAGCAGTTCATAGTCGCCTAAAGCACGCACTTCCATAATTTGGGTATGTCCGCCCGACACAAGCAGAGCGATGAATGGAAACGTCGGCTTATCCTCAGCTAAAAGTGAAGAGAGAAGGTGCCCCTCTAAATGATGAATACCGACCACCGGAATATCCAGCGCAAGCCCGATACCGTAAGCCACGGAATTGCCGACAAGCAGCGCTCCGGCGAGTCCGGGACCTTCTGTGACGGCGACGGCATCTAAATCCTGCGGCATCTTACCGGCTTTCTTCATAACCTCGTTGAGCAGAGGAATAATGCGTCGAATGTGGTCGCGGCTGGCAAGTTCAGGCACGACACCGCCGTACAAACGATGCATTTCGATTTGCGTATGAAGCGCATCTGCAATAAGACCTTTGTCCGTGTCGTAAAGGGCAACACCCGTTTCGTCACAGGAAGATTCAATTCCGAGGATCAGCATTCTCTTTGTCGATAGATATAAGCCAAGTTCAAATTTTAGCCTTACTGCGCTTTATGGGTACTGTAATAAATATCGCGGGTCACGATGGCAAACGCATTGTCCGCTGTTGAACCGCCGCAAAGTTTTTGTCTGACTTCCTCACTGATTTTCAAGAATTCGTCGTAGGACGGTACTTGTTCGGAAACAGGAACGCCTCTTGCATTAAGGTATTTGCGGCTCGGACCGTCCAGCGGGAAATATTTCGTGGGGCAGACCCAATACATGCCCATGGTCAAGTTGAACTTGATTCCATACTGATGACGAGTCATCTCATTAAACAGATCGGCAACCTCGTTGTTTTGCCCGAAAATACCTAAGAAAAGGGTCCACAGATTGTTAATGTCTTCTTTGGTTTTACCGTCCTTGAAGCCGAAAAACATCGAGTTTTCGTTATTGAGCGGAGACACACCGCGGAAGTCCGTCGGCGAGGGTTCATCCACTTTGAAGAAAATTTTGAAAGCCTTTGCAACTTCAGCTTTCTTTTCCTGAGAGATGTGACGGTTCATCACACCGAAGACTGTGAAAGGATCGATATCCGTCAGCTTCTTGTGGTCCGGATCATGAAGGTAATTCGTTTCTTCAGGAAGCGCTGAATAAAGCCAGCTTAAGAGTTCCTCTCTGCGGTCGGAGTATGCACAAAGTTTTTGTGCGGCCGCAGGATTAAATTTTGTCCATGAGTAATCATTGTCCATTTTTTGAGCTCCTTCAGCAAAAGAAGAATCTATTGTGGGTCGCGAGAAAAATAGGTGCTGCGTTATCTGCTCAATTCGATCTTTTCGGTTGAGAAAACGACCGTCTTCCCGCACTCTCGGCCAAATAAATTGTTACTTAAATGAGATAGATAAGGCACGGAAGTGAAAAATGCATTAGAATTGCTGACTTTCGAGTAGGGGAAGGCCTGTGCATTCCGCCTACTCAACCAAGAAACTATTTTTAAACAGTTATTTAGTTTAGGTGCTCGATGCCCACAATCCGTGTTAAAGAAAACGAACCTTTTGAAGTTGCTCTTCGTCGCTTTAAGCGCACGATCGAAAAGAGCGGTCTTTTAACTGAACTTCGCGCTCGCGAATTCTATGAAAAACCGACTGCTGAACGCAAACGCAAAAAAGCTGCCGCTATCAAGCGTCACTACAAGCGTCTTCGCAGCATGATGCTCCCGAAGAAGCTCTACTAATTCTTCAAGCACTTCAAAACAGAGGCAGTTATGAGTTTAAAAGACCAGATCACCTCTGATATGCGCGACGCGATGCGCGCTCATGATAAAGAGAAACTGAGCGCGCTTCGTATGCTTCTTTCTTCGATCAAACAGAAAGAAGTCGACGAGCAGATCACCGCAGATGATGCTGTCATTCAACAGATCATTGCAAAATTGATCAAGCAGCGCAAAGACTCAGTTGAACAATATCTGGCCGGAAATCGTAAAGATTTGGCCGATAAAGAGTCTGCGGAAATTAAGATATTCGAAGTCTATTTGCCCGCCCAGCTTTCTGATGAAGAAATTCAGAAAATCGTTGACGAGGTTGTGACTTCCGCCGGACTCAGCGGCCCGGCCGCCATGGGCAAAGCCATGGGAATGATCAAGCCGAAGGTTGCAGGCAAAGCTGACATGGGCAGAGTTTCCGCACTGCTTAAGGCAAGACTAGCTCAGTAAGCTGGAAGATTTTATAAAAGACGTCCTGCGGGACGTCTTTTTGTTTATAGCGGCCGGATCTTTCAAAACATTTTCCGTCCCCCGCCTTTTCTTGTGAGAGTTTGATTCTTGATCGCACAGTCTTTTATTAAAGAACTGCTTGACCGAGCAGACATTTACGAGGTCGTTAACCGAAGAGTTCCTTTACAGCAAAAAGGTGCTTCGGCCTGGGCGTGCTGTCCTTTCCATAATGAAAAAAGCCCGAGCTTTTCAGTGAACCGCGAACGCGGCTTCTATCACTGCTTCGGCTGCGGAGAACATGGCAACGCCATCAGCTTCTTAATGAAGTATGAGAATCTCCCGTTCGTCGATGCGGTCGAAAAACTTGCCTCCGAATTCAGCATGCAGGTTCGCTACGAAGGCGGCGCACCTAAACCTAAGAGCGGTAAACCGCGTTTGTCTGAGATTATGCAGAGGGCAATGGAGTTTTATCGCGATAAATTCAACAGCGACAAGTTCTCACAAGATTATCTCCATGACCGCGGACTCAAAAACGAGACCATCGAGCGTTTCGGTATCGGTTTCTCACCCGATGCCTGGCATAACTTAGACGCCGTCTTCACACCTGATCTCAAGCCTTTGCTTTTAGAAGCCGGCCTTCAGAGAACCGGTCAAAGCGGAAATGTCTACGATTTCTTCCGCAACCGCCTCATGTTCCCGATCCGCAATATTCGCGGACAAGTCATTGCTTTTAGTGCCCGAACGATGATCGGGGAAGAGCCTAAGTACATCAACACCGGCGACACACCGATTTTTACGAAAGGCTCCGAAGTTTTCGGCTTGTACGAAGCGCGCAAAAGCATTCAGGATAAAAAGCGCGTCATCGTGGTCGAGGGCCAAATGGATGTGATCCAGCTTTCTCAAGCCGGATTCGGAGAAGCTTGTGCGCCGTTGGGTACAGCAATTCGGGCTGAGCATATCGAACGCCTTCTTAAGATGACCGATCACGTCATTTTCTCGTTTGACGGAGATGCGGCAGGTCGCAAGGCGGCAAAGCGCGCAATGGATTTATCGCTTCCGCTCTTGGATGATGCTCAGAAGGTCAGCTTTGTTTTCCTTCCTGAAGGCGAAGATCCTGACAGTTTGGTCAAGAAGTCCGGAGCACTCGCTTTCGAAGAGATGCTAAAAAAAGCCCTGCCGCTTTCGAGCTACCTGATTGAAGCTTTGTCCCAAGGACTGGATTTGGCCGTCCTTGAAGACCGCAATGCATTTATTGAAGAAGCTTCTCCGCTGGTTCGTAAGACAAAAAGTGCGCTTCTTCGCGACGGCTTAATTGAGCGTTTGAGCACGGCAGTCGGCTATAAAAATTCCGACGAACTGCGTAAGTATTTCGGTTTCCCTGTGCTGCCGCCGGCGGCTCCTCAGAGAATTAACGGCTTTGGTAATCAGCGTTACGGATTCGGCAGGGGCTATGACCGCTACAAACAGCCGAGGATTCCGACGTCGACCGGGCGCAGCATTCCTCCGAAAGCTGATGCTCCTTTAATGGCACTCCTGAGAAACTTCCTGCGTTTTCCTCAGCTTGCACTGGAATTTGAAGGCATGCTCGCCGAGCAGCTTTCTGAAAGCAATTCTCCGGTCTCCGAATTGCTGTTCAAGGTGATTGAAAGAGTGACGCATGAGGATGAGAGCGGCCACACACTGGCCCAATTCTTGGCAGACCTTCCGGGACCGGCCGATGAAAATTTCGAAAAAGAAATGGATTCGGCCCGTTCAATGATTTCCACCTTCTTACTGGAAGAGGGCATTGATTCCGTCATTCGAAAAGGGCTAAGTCAAGGACAGATTCTCCAAACACCGCTGGAAGCAGCGCGTTTGGAATGTCGCCGAATTCTGCTTCAGATGGAGTTGAATCGTGTTGAGGTACAGCGTCGGGCTTTGTCGACAAAGGGCACGTTAGATGACGCCGACCGAAAGGTTTTTAGAGATTTGATGCAGCTCGATCAGGATCTCCAAAAAGAAATCAAATCCATTGATGCGGGCATTAACGATATTCTGTTGAGAAAACGAGAGAAGTAGGAATGTTAGAAGTTCTGACAGTCGGTAGTTTTTGCGCCTCTCTTTTTTACTGCCTCTTCACGGGCACATCGATCCTCTACGCACTGATTTTCGCCTTTTTCCTTTTCTGCGGCTACGCCCTTTACCGCGGCTTTAGCCTGCAGGAAATCGGAAGAGCTTGTCGTCAAAGCATTGCCAAGATCAGCAACATCATCATAGTGATGCTCTTAATCGGAGCGTTGACTGCCTCTTGGCGAGCGAGCGGAACGATTGCCTACCTGGTCAGCTATGCCTCCGAGATCATTTCTCCTTCCTGGAGTCTCCTGGGTACCTTTATTTTGAATGCTGCCTTGAGTTCTCTGATCGGAACTTCCTTTGGTACCGCGGCAACGATGGGTGTTGTTACCATGTCGCTGTGTGTCGGTATGGGCGTCTCTCCGTTTTGGGCCGGCGGGGCCGCTCTGGCAGGAGCCTATGTCGGAGATCGCTGCTCTCCGGTGTCGACCAGCGCGCAATTAGTCTGTGCCGTTACCGGTACAGAGCTCTATAAAAACATTAAAAACATGTTGAGGACAGGGTTCATCCCGTTCCTCCTCGCGTGTCTCATTTACTTTTTTGTAGGAAACGGGCAGGGCGCCCAAGCCGCGGATATTGACCTGACAAAACTTTTTAGTCAGGAATACATCCTGTCTGCTTGGACTTTGATTCCGGCCATCATTCTGTTAACGATGGTCATGCTCAAGGCCGACATTAAGCTCACTATGATCGCGAGTATCGCATCGGCTTTCGTCACAGCGCTTTTCCTGAGAGATTTAGGTTCTATTGAACTTTGCAAGATTTTATTCAGCGGCTACCAGACAAGTTCTCCTGAGGTTGGGCGTCTTATGAACGGCGGCGGGGTCATTTCGATGATTCAGGTTTGCTGCATCATCTCGATATCCTGTACATTTGCGGGGATTTTTGAACTGACAGGGATGCTGAGACGTTTGGAAAACGGCATTGCTTATCTCGGTGCGAAGGCAGGCGTTTTCCTCACAATTACGCTGACCGCCTTGGCGACGGCTGCTTTATCCTGCAACCAGATGCTTGCAGTTATTTTGACCGAGCAGCTGTGCAATAAGATCCAGCCCGATAAGATCAAAATGGCCGCCTCTCTAGAAAACACCGCGATTGTCATCGCGCCTTTAATTCCATGGTCCATCGCCGGCGCAGTTCCCGTTGCAACCATTGGGGCGCCGGAAAGCTGCGTTGTCGCAGCCGTTTATCTTTGGATGCTTCCTATCTGGGGCATTTTGGTCGAAAAAGTTCTTCGCAAAACTTACCCGACAATTTCCTAAGCTCATTATCAGAAATAGTCCTCAATTTGCGACGAATTCGCAAAAATTAAGGGGATGGTCTTGACAGGTATGGTAAAATCACCTTACCAAAATAGTCGGTAGGACTATTTGCGCGCCCAGGAGATCGAGGATAGATCGGAGGCGCTTTAAAAACCCTGAAATTGAGTCGGGTGTTGAAGGATTTACGTATCGGTCGAGAGCTGTGACCGCTTAAATTTTTTGCTTCCTTCGACCGTCCGTTTCAGGTTAATTCGTTAAAGACAGGCGGAATTTTACACGAGCAGTTTTGCGGTGCATTTTTTCCGCTTTTGTTTTTTCGATCGTTTGATGCGTAGTCATCATAAGGTGGAACATGGCAACAGCCAAAAAAACAACTAAGAAGACAACTACGAATGTCGGTGCTGATACTGTAGAAACAGTAGAAGCTGCCGAAACCACAGCGAAAAAAACAACCGCTGCTAAAAAAACAACTACTGCAAAGAGATCTCGTACTCCGAAAGCAGCTGCTCAAGAAACTGCTGCTGAAGTAGCGGCAGAACCGGTTAAGAAAACGACGAGAAAGACCTCAGCAGCTAAAGCCACTAAAGCTGCAGCCGAAGAAACTCCTGCAAAGACAACAGCAAAAAAAACAGCACGAAAGACAACTGCTAAATCTGCCGCAGCTGACGAGGCTGCTGATGAAGCCGTGGCCGAAAAAGCTCCTGCAAAGAAAACAGCAGCTAAAAAGACCACAGCAAAAGCAAAACCTGAAGCTAAGCGCGGCCGTCCCGGCAGAAAGGCAAAAGTCGAGACAACCGAGGATGACCTCGTCGGTGACAGCGATGATGATTCCATCGATGAAGAAGTCGCAATCGCTGAATCTTATGTTCCGCCGGCTTCTGTTCGCGGAAAAGGCAAAGCTCGTGACAAGGCAATGAAAGAGGCCTTGAACCGCAGCTATGCTCATCATGAGGAAGACGATAAAGAAACTCGTTTGAACAAGCTCAAGGCGTTAATTCGCATGGGTAAGGAAAGAGGCTATCTGACTTACTCTGAAGTTAACGACCACATGCCGGAAAACATCGTCGATCCGGATCAGATCGATCAGATCATTTCGACATTGGCTGACTTGGGTATTCAGGTCTACGAACAGGCTCCGACCGCTGACGATTTGCTCATCGGCGACTCTGTTCCGACAGCCAGCGACGACGCTGCTGAAGAAGAAGCAGAAGCCGCTTTGGCCACCGTTGACAGCGAATTCGGTCGTACAACTGACCCTGTCAGAATGTACATGAGAGAAATGGGCTCCGTTGAGCTTCTGACTCGTGAAGGCGAAATTGAAATCGCTAAACGAATTGAAGACGGTCTGAAGCACATGGTTCAAGCCATCTCCGGCTGCCCGACGACGATTGTTGCCATTTTGGAAGATGCTGAAAAGGTCAGAAACGGCACGATGCAGATTGACCAGATCGTTGACGGCTTGGTTGACGGTTTGGACGAAGAAGCCAGTGAGCAGGTGGCTGAAGACGACGAAAGCACGGACATCGGTGCCTCCGGTATGACGGCAGGTCAGATTGACGAACTCAAGACTGTCGTTCTTGCCAAACTGGACCACTGCAAAGAGCTTTATCAGGATCTGAAGCATGCCTACGAGGCTGAAGGTTACCGTTCTCCTGCTTTCATTAAGGCTCAGGACGCAATTCAGGAAGAACTGCTTTCTCTGCGCTTTACAGCTAATACGGTCGAACGTCTTTGCACCATGCTGAAAACTCAGCTTGAAGAAGTTCGTAAGTACGAAAGCCGAATTTACGACATCGTCGTCAACCGTGCAAAGATGCCGCGTGAGCTGTTCCTCAAGGAATTCCATGACAATGAAACGAACCTGGCATGGTCTCAGGCAATTGCTGAGAGCGACAAGCCTTACGCAATCGACGTCAAACGTAAGCTTCCTGAAATTCAGCACCTCCAGCAGCAGCTGCAGAATATTCAGAATGCTGTAACACTGCCTCTGAAGGATCTGAAGGACGTTTACAACCAGATGGCGACTGGTGAGGCTAAGGCTAGAAAAGCTAAGCGTGAAATGACCGAGGCTAACCTTCGTTTGGTGATTTCTATTGCTAAGAAGTACACCAACCGCGGGCTGCAATTCCTGGATCTGATTCAGGAAGGCAACGTCGGCTTGATGAAGGCAGTTGATAAGTTCGAATACCGCCGCGGATATAAGTTCTCTACTTATGCCACATGGTGGATTCGTCAGGCTATTACGAGATCTATTGCTGACCAGGCCAGAACAATTCGTATTCCGGTTCACATGATTGAAACCATCAATAAGATGAACCGAATCTCTCGTCAGATTCTTCAGGAAACAGGTGTTGAACCGGATCCGGCAGAGTTGGCGGAGAAAATGGATATGCCGGAAGACAAGATCCGTAAGATTCTGAAGATCGCTAAAGAACCGATTTCTATGGAGACTCCGATCGGCGACGACGAGGATTCTCATCTTGGAGATTTCTTGGAAGACTTCGGAACTGTTGCTCCTGCGGAAGCCGCTCAGCAGTCCAGTCTTACCGAGATCACTAAGGAAGTCCTGGATTCTCTGACTCCGAGAGAAGCCAAGGTTCTGAGAATGCGTTTCGGCATTGAAATGAGTACTGACCATACTCTGGAAGAGGTTGGTCGTCAGTTCGATGTCACTCGCGAAAGAATTCGTCAGATCGAGGCCAAAGCTCTCCGTAAGCTTCGTCATCCGAGCCGTTCGGATAAATTGAAGAGCTTCATGGAAGGCGGAAGCAATAACTAAGATCTAAAAAGATACGAAGTAGGGCCGGAATTTTCCGGCCTTTGCTTTACCCTGCGCCGGAGCAGTTTAGAGATCCTTTGTAGAGATTGCAACGCTTCGTTAGAAGGAGGGGTAGCTTAGAAGATAGAATCTAAGGCCATATTATTGACATAAAGAGGAACTTCGTCTTCTAACTGGTCCCAGGTTCAAGTCCAGTTGGGGCCACCAATCATTCTTCTACATAGTGCTATATTCCGCTACAACCCTCTCTAATTCAATGGATTGGCCTCTATCATATCCGCCAAAGCGCTACAAAAATATATAAAATGTACGTGTTTCTGTACGTAGTGATGTACGCTTTGGAGCTTAATGATGTCAGCCATTTCAAAAACACCTTGCGGAACTTATTCTGTACGCTGGCGGGAAAACGGGAAACACCGATCTAAAAATTTCAAAACCAAAACCGAGGCGCGCAAATTCCAGCAGTTACTGGAAGCCGACGAATTAACAAAAGAATCTAAAGTTACGTTTGAGCAGGCGATTGATATTTACGAGAGAGAAGTAACGCCGACAAAAAAGACCCAGCGACAAGAACTTTTTAAGCTGAGCAATCTTAGAAAACTTAAATTTGCTCAACGGCTCCTGAGAGACATCCATCCGGCTGACATCGAACAGTACGTTAACGAACGCAAGCGCACGCCCAGTTTAAAAACTGGAGGACGGATCGGGGATTCCACAATCATCAAGGATGTGAATCTCATCAGCGCTATTTTCCGGCATGCAATAAGGTTAGGGCTGGCCGATAAAAATCCATGTTCAGAAATTAGCAATAGACCTCAGGAACCTGAACATCGTGAACGTGTGGCATCCGATTATGAGTTGGAACTGATCAAACAAGCGTCCGGATGGGACGGAGAGTCCGCGCCAAGGAACAGCACTCAAATGGTTGTCGCTGCTTTCCTATTTGCCTGTAGAACCGGAATGCGCTTAGGTGAAATCATTCAATTAGAGGAAGCGTGGATTACTGATCGGGTAATTCACTTGCCGAAAGAAGCGACAAAGACTGGGTCGGCAAGAGATGTCGCAATGCCTGCCGAGGCTCTAAGAATTTTAAATTTGGTCCGAGAACGGGACTTTAAGCCAAGAATTTTCGGGATAGCATCAGAAACAGCCTCGGCCATTTGGAGAAAAGTTCGCAATCGTGCAGGCCTAGGCCCCGTCACTGATTCTCAAGGGCGTCTGATCAAAGAAGGTTTGAATTTTCACGATTCCCGGGCAACGTTTGCAACATGGGCAGCTTCCCCTAATCCGAAAACTGGTGTGCCCCGACTGGATGTTCTCGCGCTGGCGAGACAGACGGGGCACAAGAATATTGCAATGCTGCAGAGATACTATCGTCCGACGGCAGCGGATATTGCTAAGAGGCTCGACGACGAATAGAAGCAATCCGTCTCAGCTTCAGTTCCTCATGATAAAGGCCGTTTATCCATGCTTGGACATCAATATAACGCCATCGTTTGCTTTTGCCGTCAGACAAATAAAATGGCGCCGGGAAGTCCGGTCTGTTGATAATGTTCCGGACAGTCTGAGAAACCTTTCCCTGAATACAAGAGAATCCAAGCATGGCAGAGATTTGATTCTGATTCACAACCAAAGGCGGCCTGATACGATCTGCGATTTTGTCAGCCAATAAATCCATTTCCGAGTTATCCATTTACGCCACCTGCTCTAAATACCTAAGCACCAAATCCTCATCCATCTCATGCACTCCATGCGGGAGGCCTAGTTTCTCCCGGCGTTCGTGTTCGTCATCAATAAGCTTCTTGACCGCCATGAATTCACGTACTGTCCGGCGGGGAGCTGTCTCTAATCCTTCTCTCAAAATGCTGCAGATTTCGGCACCGACATCTCTCAAAACATCCAGCTCATGGGCTGTTCCCACGTAATGATTTGTGGCCTTTTTCGCATTTTTACGATTGAGAATGTCATTTAATGCATGCAGTGCTTCCTGGAATCGCTCAAAGAATTCTTGTTTGGCTTCTTCCTGCCCTTTGAGGCGCCTTAGGTACACCACAATTCCGCCCCAGTTGAGAAAATCTTGAATGCAGTGCATGTGATCATCCGTTGCATCACCGCGGGGCAGTGTGATTTCAATAATCAAAGCGGTTCTGTTCACGATAGATTTCAGCTCAGTGACCATTGCGTCGGAGTAGTGGGCGCCGGGCAAACGAATCTTTATCGGTCTGTGTACCTTGCGAGGCTTTTTACTTGTCGGCATTGCCTTCTTCCTCCTTAAAAAATACCAGCCAAAATCTGTTTGTTCCTGCTTTGTTGGCCGAGGGTTTCTTGTCTCCCAAGAGCGGCTGACGTTTGAGCACGTAAAGTAGCTCTGCCAGCGTCACATCTTTGTCGGCCCACTTGAAAATCAGAGTTCCGTTCGGCTTGAGAACTCTCCAGGCCTCGTCAAAGATCTTTTTCATGCCTGCATGCCATTCTTTCTCCAGCACCCCGTAACTTTTCCCCATGTCGGACGTCTTCCCACAGTTAAAAAGGTGCGGAGGATCGAGCACGACGAGATAAAACGAGTTGTCCGGAAACTCGAGCTTTCTGGCGTCTATCAACATGTCCGGGTGAATTTCAAGTTTTTTGTATTGACGCGTCCAATGAGTTTCGCATCGAATATCTCCGAACAGGACGTTTGCGTTCTCTTTGTCAAAGTAAAACATCTTTGGTCCGCACATAGGATCCAGAATCGGTTTCATTTTTGTGCTCCGTCGCGTTCGTAATCAAAAAACAGGTTCGCTGTGATCCGGCACAGAGTTCGTCCGATCATGCCGGTCCAACGAGGTTCATTGTTGAGCGCTGCCAGAAGGTCTCTGTCGTTTGCCTGATGCTCAAGCAGCTGAACAATATCCCGGAAAACTCGGCCCTGCTGCGCAGGATCTTTCTCGCGCTTGGCAATGAACTTCTTGAGGCTCGTTAAATAAATTTGATTCAGTTTCTGTGTCATTTTCTTTTCCGTTGTAACTAGAAGCCTCCTGTCCCCGGTTGCCTGGCTGCCTAAGTTCTGGTTAAAGAATGGAGCAGGGGGCTTGTAGTTACATTTTCGATAAGTGCCGGTCTGTTCCCGACTGTCACTCCTGTCTGATAATTAATTTGCGAGTTAATCATTCAAACAGGAGAAACTATGTTTATTGATCCCATCGTTCACATCGACAGCCCTCTTTATGTTGAAGCTGAGTATCAGGACGGAGGAGAACTTCTTGTTTGGCTTTCGATCGGATTACGGCTCCTTGTTCGTGACGTTTTCTTGGAGGAATTTCTTGAGCTGCAGCGGAAGCCTGACCATCAGACCATAGTGCATCTGATAGCCACTCATCGGCGCCAGTGGGTTTAACTGGAATGTAAAGCCGTCCCTCAAAGGCATACTCTTTTCCATCCAACTCAATGATCGTGACGCGCCGGAGGTCATTAAGGCGACGGCCTCCTATGCTTTTCTCAAAAGCGATCATTGACTTCCCAAGAAGCCACAATCCGAGCCTGAAGCAAGCCAGCCTAATTTTTGATCTTAGAAAATCCATAGAACCCTCGTTGTTTGTGGTCTTTTCCTCAGAGTTGTTGGGCGCCGGTCTTTCCCGGCTGTCACTCCTATCGGATAATTAAGAGGTCTCAATTCATCAACTACCGAAAGGAGAGAAAAAATGGCAGTTGAATCTCAAAACACCCGTGTTTTCATGGAGAAAGAAGAGGCGATCCAGGTCATATGTGCCGCGTTGCAGGGAGGCGCCTTAAAGCTTCCTTTCGCCACTGAGTTTCATGACCACATCAAAAAGGCGCCAGACGGTCTGAAGTTTGAGACTTTCGCCCGGGCCATCCAATATCCTGTCGACGGATGCAATGGGTACATGATCAGCGGGCGAATGATGGATCAATTCATGGTCCCCGCTTATTCCGACGGACTCTATTTGCTGACTCTGCTTGCAGTTCTCACCGGAGGAATCAACGAAAAGGCTTTCTCCGATCTGGCTGCAGCGGCGGCCACTCATTGAATCGAGCTTAATTAAATATTCAATCCGGGAAGAAACGAACCTCTGAAGCGTAAGGTAGTTCGTGGCCTTCCCGCCGAGGCCTTTCCCTTCGTCGAGCAGTTCTTTCCAAATCTGCCGGGCGGCCTGGGGATACAGAGGAACGAGCTTTCCGTATTCTTTGATAATCGAGTCCTCGACCTCAAAGTATTTGTAGGTTCTCGACAGAGAATTTTCAGGTTCTTGGCTGCAAGTTTCTTTTACTGGCGCCGGTGCTGAGTCCTCGTAAAAATCCTCTTTGATTCGGGCGTTGAAGAAACACATGCCTAATTTCCCGTCAAGGTCATAATCAACGAAAATCAGCACGGATTGAGCGTTTCCGTTCTTAGGATCGTTGGCCGCACTCTCAAGTCTTTTTATCCCTTGCTCGCAGCACTCTCTTATCGTGTCATAAGTAAGTTCACAGTTTGGTGAGGATGCCTGGATGGTTTGGGCCATTGCCGCCACAAATTCAGGTCTAAGTTTTTTCATGATGGATTTCCCAGAAGCGGTTAAAAGATCGGATCATTGATGCCGAAAAGCGAACCCTTAGACATGGAAGAAAGACCGTCGATGAACCTGAGTTTCCCTAGTTGGTCTAACTCGAGAAGCTCATCGATAATGAGCTGAGAAATTCTTTGGATTCGTTTTACCCTTTTGATTGTGAGGTTGGAAAAGGGCGCTCCGCACCCTGCTTCTTTCTTAAGGTCTTCAAATCGAGCTTTGATGGACATGTTAAGAAGACGCGCTCTTTTCTCGTCTGGAATTTCTTCTTCAGCGAACGATAGGTAAAAGTCTGCATACCTTTGGGCAAACCACTTTATTGACGTTTTTGGCGTGACGCCTGGGACATCCAGTTCAACCATGACTTGATAGGAATCGGGGTCTTCGGCAATGGTCCTCTCAAGAGCTTCTACAACTCGATCGCAATAGTCATCAAGTTCTTCCGGAGACAAATCCTCTTCCACCTTGTCTTTAGTTCGACGAAGAATTCCGGAAACATATTCAGGATTTAATTTTCTCTTCATGGACATTACTCCTTAACAGGGTCTTCAATAAAATCTCTTAAATCAACCAGCAGGCTGTAGTCCTCGCCGCGGATTTTGAATTTGACTTCGTAGCCTCCGGTGAAAATACCTTTCTGCTCTTTGTCCGGGTGAATGATGAATGTCTTGTTTTCTTTGTTGGCCTCGTTTTCAAGCAGCCGGACGATGTGATCACGTGTTTCTTCTGCTTCCTGGCAGTCGATGGCGCCGGTTTCAAGCTGGCGGTCCATGACGAACTTCAGGATGACAGGCAGACATTTAGGGTCTAGTCGTTTCATCGCGCTCTCCCAAGGAAAGTTTTAGCGAATAGTTCCGGCTTACAGCGGCTTTGCCTCAGATCGACGATCTCGTATAGCCCTTCATTGTTTGGCATGTTGTTGATTGTCGCGATATAAATGTCGCCGCACTTACAAGAAAGCCCCGAGCCTCTCTTAAACCAAAAGTCGATAAACTCCTTGTCACGTATTTCACAGACGTACTCTTTCTCCGGATTTGCAAAGTCTTTGAAAACCCAACCGATCGGACTGTAGAAATCCGGGCTAATTAGCCAGAGCTCCTTTGTCACGTAAGGAGAGAAGGAGTGTTGAATTTCTACAGGCTCCCACGCCAAGAACTCCTGAGTTTTTGGGACAGATCGTAGGTTGCCGGAGCATAGGAACTCATCGCCGGCCTTGTAGAGAAGCACAGCACCGGAGCAGTGAATATCAAACCAGACAAGAAAATTTTGCCCTTCTCGGAAATCATCCAGCGGGATAACGCCGGTGTTGGTGAGTTTGATGTCCATGCTTATTCCTCTTCTTCGACTTTCGGCATCGGGTCGTACGAAATATTGAGACTTCTATTCGTAAGCACGCTGCCTATCAGGTTCGTGATGTTTTTAGCCGCTTCAAGCGCTTGGCCGAATCGGTCCAGATCATTGCCGTTATGGCTGGCGATCATTTCCTTCATGAGTTCTCTCTTCTGCTCCAGCAGCTCGATCACGCGGTCTCTGTCATAACCTCGGAGGTAGAAGGTGATTTTGCCGTCGCTCATTTTTGCTCCTCCTTGTTAGTCTCCGGTTCCGGCTTTACCAGAATCCCTTTGTTGAAACAGGCCAATAGGTGTCCAATGGAGTGATGGACATTGCGAGAATCCTCCAAGATCTTCATTCGAGTGTCTTTGTCGTTCGGACTGGCTAGCCAACGCCCGATGATCTTGTCTCTCTCCTTCAGGAGATTGAGCAGTTTGCTTTTGTCGCTGCCGCTCAAAAAGAATGTAATTTTTCCTTCTTCTTCTTTCTCCGGATCGAACGGTTCCCAAGGACTCTTAGGATTATTTGCCAAGATGAGGCCAAGATTTTTTTCCAATTTCGCAAACTGATCGAGATCACTGTGCGAGATACCTGCCAGCATCATTTGATTGACCAATGCGCTCCGAATCGTGAGAATGTGTCTCATTTCCTCGTATGTCTCGAGATCGAGATAGAGGGAGATTCTTCCGCGGGTCATTTCTGCTCCTTGTCGGAGATCGAAGCGCGGTCGATTAGCACGCCTTGATTCTTCAGAACAAGGACATTGCCGATACGGCAGCACAGCTTTTCAATCTCCCACATGAACTCGCCCTTACGGTCCGGCTGTTCCTCACAGGCCCTCTGGAGCATTGTCTTTTGATTCAACAGATCGAGAAGGAAGGGCGTGTCTGCCGGGTTGACGAAGAATGTGAAGCGGTCCTGACTCACTTTTTTCTCTTCCGGTATGAACCCGCATCGCATGAGGTAACTGACGCCTTGGTTCTTAGTGAGCAGAGTTTTTCCTAGCTGGTTAGCAATATCGTTGAACATGCGCGCTGTTACATCTCTGCCAATTGGGCAATTCATAGCCTCCTTGAGCTCATACTCTTTCTCGTTGAGTTTGACCACGCGCCTCATGGCGTCATCAGGAAGTTTGAAGGTGATTTCGTTCATACTTCCTCCCTCGGCAGCTCAGAGAGCTTGTAGGACAGGATCATGATCGCGTCGGTAAACAATTCGCGAGCACTGGGCGATGGGCATGGATTGGAGCCAAAGCTAGCGCCAAGTAAGGCAATCAGCTCGATGACGCTTTCTTTGCTGAGGCGGTGGCCCGGGACCATCATCGCGTTGAGGATGTTGTCCGCTGCAGAGAAGAGAGGGCCAAAGTTTTCGCCGCTCCAGACAAGCAGTTTGCGGGCGCTTTCGTTGATCGCAGTCGCGTCAACGTCGGAGAAGAAAAACCAGATCGGAAGGTTGTTTTCGGATGTGTTTGTCATGATGAATCCTTTAATGACGATTGTTATAATAACAAATCAAATCATCGATGACAAACGTTATTGTTTTTAATGCTCAGCATTCGATTTCTTCGAGAATGGGGTTTTATCGCTTGTTTTATTGAGATAATTTGGGAATAACTCAATGAACTAAGGAGATAAAATGGGATTCTTCAAAAACCTCTTTCGCAAGTTTTCGCAACCTGAGCCAGAACCTATGGCGTCTAATTCGCTAGATATTTCCATATCAAGCGAGTGCTATGAAGTTAAACCAAAACAACAAACCTCTGAGGAATTAGTGATGGCCGATATTGGCGGCTATCAGAGCCTGTCAGGAGGTTATGTCACTTATTCAACATTTAAGGTCAGCGGAATAAGTCCAAAAACAAACAGGAAAAATACTCGTCAATTTAAAGCAAGAGACGAAGATGACGCTATCAAGTTGGCTGTAGAGGCAGGCTTGAGAGAGCCTTTTTCAGTTACTCCTGTCCCCAATCGTGAGGCTACAGAAAATCAGCTCAACTATGCATTGTCTTTAGGAGCTCAGTTCCCAGCCGACGTCTGTTTTGATGACATCTCTTGCATCATCGATAGGATTGTTTCTGAAGATGAGCTTCCACCTCACCCGGGGTTGGTAAGTTGGGCTCTTGATTCCGGGATCTTTTTTTCGAGATTCGCTAATCAAGAAAAATTAATCGGAATAATGCTGAGGCAGCTACAAGGGGAAGACAAATGGACCTTTTATAGCTATTTGGTTTATTGCGAAATTTCAGGAGAAGAAGCATCCGATGGGCGTATCGAGACTTTTTATGACTCACTTCAAGAATACGGAAAACAAGTTGAAGGGCGGCCCGATTTGAAAAAATCATTCAATGAAAACGACAGAAGCAATCACTATACGAAGATCTACAAAACCACAAAACAGTGGCTTGTGGATCACGAAATAATTTGATTTCGTTAATTCGATTAGGGTCCTCATCTGCGCTATGAATAGCGCAGAGTAACGAGGGGGCCCTAGAGTTTCCTATATTTTCTGTGTTCTAACATGGTTCCTATGATTTCAAACTGGTGCCGCTCTGAACTGATCGTTGAATAATCATCGTTTAAAGGGACGAATTCATATTGCAATTTACCGGATGAATCGGGGCCTAATTCTCTAATCTTTCTAAAAATTGGCTCGTTATTATCAATCTTGACAATCACAAAATCGCCCGGGATCGGAGGAACTTCAGGATCAATAATCACTCTATCTCCAACTTCAAACTTTGGCATCATTGAGCTGTCTTTAATAGCTACAGCAAAAGCGTTATCGCTTATTTTCATATCAGTTAAAAGATATTGGAATAGCATCGTATTTATAGGTTTTCCAATGTCTTTAAACTCAATGAGGGGAATTTTTTGAGTACCGATTTCGGCGGGTGATAACGCTTCTTGTCCGGAATAAACAGGACGAGGTAAACCTATGCCATTAGCAAGCCAACCAGCATCGTAGCCGAAAAGTCTAGACAGTTTTGCTGCGTAATCCCCTCTGAGATTTTTGGTTCTACCAGTACACCAGAAAGCAATGGTAGCCTGAGATGTCCCCATTCTTTTAGCCAGTTCGTATTGAGAAAGGTTGTTTTCTTTCAACACCAATTTAATTCGATCTGATAAAGCCATAAATAACTCCTCTAACAAACTGTATAACGATTGTTAATTAGAGATGTATTTACCAATTTAATAACGGATGTTATTATTTCAGTCATTAGAGATATGGAGTTATTAAATTGCTCACTCGAGATCCTGCGTCAAAAAAAGATTTAGCCAAAAAAGTTCTATTCGAACTCGGGGGCGCTAAGGAAGCTCAAAAGATTTTTCCTGATGTTTCGATTGCCTCGATTTATTTCTGGAAGTCTCGCGGTATTCCTATCGATAAAGAAAGGTATTTAAGGGCGAAGTTTCCTGAACTCCGCGTTTGGAAAGACTTCCCAATAAGTTTCGAACCTTAATAGAGCAGTCCCATCCCAAAGGAAAAACAACCATGACAGACGATCAAAGGAGAGTCGCCAGACAGCGGCTCGATAAACAGCTCCGGCGTCTCGACTCTCGGAAATTCAGTTTCAACCGGTTTTCGATGCGCAAGCGAATGGCTTACGCACTGCTGGCGTTCATCTACATAGTGCCGTTGGCAATCACGGCCGTGCTTGCGCTCGACAAAGTTTTCTAGGAGGAATCCGTCATGGCCAAAGAATCCAAAACGCTGATCGGCGCTTTACTGACGCCGAGCTTAGTGACCACGCTTCCGATGGGTCGGCTTGTCAAATTAACAGACGATCTGGAGAGCTTCCGGGAGCTGATTGACTGCAAAACTATTGAGCACTTGTCTATGGGATGGGCGCCGGGAGTTGTTCTGGATGCGTTCATGGACGAGGAGGGCATGCTGGCAAGAAAACCCTATTTTGTATTCCAGGGAACGAAGTTTTTCGGCAACGTTCTTCTGCTGCGCAGAGGCAAGAACAGCGATTCCGACTCTCTCACCTTTAATGATTTCATGGCGATTACTGAGCTTTGCTACTCGTTCGACATGACAGGCGAATGGGGGATCAAATGAGCACGCCTTGTTTTTTACTTCACATCGGCCCGTGCTGTGTTGCCGAAGCCAAAGGCGTCGAAGAACTGGAAAAGCGCCTTCATGCAATTGACTATGAGCTCTGTTGGCTAAAGCAGCTTTCCAAAGACTATAAGAACGGCGTCTCTCGCGGAGCCATTGCAATCGCAGTGGGTGCAATGCGTTATGTGAAGCTCTTGAATCCTCCCCGCAGCACTCCGGACATTTTGGAGCTGTGGTGCAGAACATTCAATCTGGACGTGATGACGATTCTCTACAGAGAGGAAAGACCTGCCGACGATAAGTTCGGATTCCCGGATGTTTTTCCGGACATGTTCCCGGCAAGAGGATTCCTCAAATCCGGTTGTCAGACCTACGAAGAGTTTTGCAATAGAGCTCTGGTGAAGATCGGCGAAGGCCAAACGATTGAAGTTCCGGAAGACAGCCCGTGGAATCCATGGGCCGAGGCCCGTAACAAACGCTGGGCGTCTAGATATTGGCTCGGCGGATACAGCGAACTGGCAAAGGAGAAGGACCATGACAAGTAAAGAGAGCCTCTTTGCAATCCTGAACGCCGTTGGCGGTCTCATGTTCCTGGCCGTACTGGCGACGGTTTGCCTGGCGATGGCTGCGGCGCCGGTAGCTGTGTTTATTTGGCTTGTCTATTTAATGCTCAAGTTTTTGGGCGTGTTTGCGTAAAAGTTTCGGTCTTCTCCCGGCGGTTCTCTTTTCGTCATGTTCACCTACGCCGGGAGAAGGCCTCTCAACCAAAGAAGAAACATCATGACTAATCAAAATCAAAAAACGGACATCTTGGCCGTCAAGCTCGTGCCGGGCCCGAACGGCGCCCCGCTGGGCAAAGTCATCCGAGTAAACAACATCAGGGAGGCCGCTGAAAAGCATATCTCAACAGATTTGAGAGACGTCACCAGCAGGTATATCGATGTGGCATTTGATCTTCCTGTGAGCGCGGTTTTCAGCACACAGAAGGCCGAACGTTCCATTCACTTCGCAAACGTCACACTTCCGGGATCCGTCCTGTTGTTCGACAAGGATGAGGACTGCCGCGTACGGTCGCTCTCCCGGGCGCAAATCCACGCCATAGCTTATTTCTGCGCCTCCTTCAGATATTCGGAGGAATAGCCATGAGTAAGCCCGTTTTCAAAATTCTTTTAGGAACCGTCATCGTTGGAAAAGTAAAGACGAAAGCAGAGTTTGCGGAGCTCCTGGATCGCCTTGAGACCGATCTGTGCAAGTTGTCTTTTATCGCTTCTGTTGCATCTTTGCTCCCTAACGAGGAGTTCGAGGAGCTGATGTCAAAAAACATTCAAAAGCTCAAATCACTAAAGAGATTAACCATTCCGACCGAATCCTATGAGTTGTATCGAGCTTGGGTAAAACTCAATGAAAACAGTCCGGTGGCACTTGTCTATTCAGCCGACGACCCGTCCGAATGCTTCACGCTCACTGCAGAAGCCGCCGAGGAAGAGATTGAGTGCCAGGGCGAAGCGGAAGCCTCAGAAACCTACGAAGCGTTAAAGGAGTTTTATGCGGCCAAAACAAACAAAACGACCGAATCTGCCAAACAGGTCGGCTCAGGCAGTGGAGACTAGAACATGATCATCGAACTAACTCACAAAGAACCGTTCCCGTTTGCCAATCATTACGAGAACTTGTCTAAGCAGCGCTACTTCAAAAAGTATTTCGTGAAACTCTTGGGCATCCCTGAGGTCCAGTTAATGCGTCTGGGCGCAGACGTTGAGGCCGACCGCGCTTATTTGTTCAACAAGTTTCACAAGATTGAGCAGAACTACGAGGTCGAAGCTTGGGAGCCGATTGAAAGCTATCGAATTGCCGGGGAGACGGCATGAATACGAACCTCCCAATATCTCAGGCTGATCTTGAAGCAATGAGGATCGGATCGGCGCACGCAGCCGCAGAAAGGGAGTGGTCCTGGATGATGACCGTGGATGCGGTTTCAGGGAACCTGCAGGCAAGCACCGATTTCCGTCGCGCCCTTGTCAAGGCCGGACTCCTGCAGGACAACTGCAATATTCAACCTCCCATGGTGTGGGCCCCAATTCTTTATTCCTACGACTTTTTATTTCCTCCAAAGGAGACGACAAATGGCAAAACAGAAAACGACAGAAGTCAGATCGACAGCACTGAACCTCACGGACAAATTCGAGATTCCGCTTCTCTCGATAGCGATCCAGCACGAAATCAACCGCATCAACGAGACGCAGCGCAGAACGAAAGACTCTCGCAAGAAGCTGAATCAAAACTTCGCGCTGGAGACCTACGAAGGAATCCTGAGAGCGATCGAGGAAGCTCAATGAGTAAGAAAGACAAGATCAAGATCAGCGTAAGAGAGGCTTATTGGGTGCTCGGAATGTTCAAAAAGCTCGAGAGCATTTGTCTTGAAATCAACAGCCTTCCGATGCCGCTCCGTCCGGAAATCAAAGACTTCAGAGATCGTCTGAGACAAAAGCTCAGAGAGATGGAAGCCCGGGAGCGTGAGAGGGCCAGATGACGCTCGAGGACAGGATTCTGAGGCTGGCCCGGCTCGGCATGACGCCGTATCAGATCGAAGAGCAGCTGGGGATCAAGCACTTCACGATCCATATCGGCTACCACAAAGTTCTGCAGCAGGGCTACTCCGAAAACGAGGCCTTCTTCGATCGGACGGCAGGCGAGCAGTTAAGCGGCACGGTTACCGAGAAGTTTCGCCGGATCGGTCTGAAGAAGGGGCCTGCCAAAGAGACGCTGACTGAGGAAGAGCAGAGGGAAAAGCAAGCACAAAAACGGGCCAAAAACGCAGAGAAGAGGCGCAGGTACTACCAGCGGCACCGGGAAGAGATTTTGGCCTATCAGAAGCTGACCTATCAGAAGCGCCGGAAATCAATTAAGGACGAATTAAATGAAAAGCATAAGCGAAGAGAAGAGAAAGGCACTGGAAAAGCTCGGGATGCATCCGGAGCTGATGGTTTGTCCGGCAACGGGCAGGGAGCTGACAGTGATCAGCTCGGTACATGAGTACGTTAAAGATGGCAAAACAATGAACCTGCTGCACATCTCGGTATCGCTCAAAAACCGTAATCCTAACTGGGATGAGATGTGCTTTGTCAAAGAAAAGTTGCTGGGAGACGAGATGCCGGCGGTCCAATTCCATCCGCCGCGTTCTGAATACGTCAATGAGCACGAGCATTGTCTGCACATTTGGGCCTCAGAGGATTTTTCAGAGCTGTGGCGCCGGATGGGAGAAAAAGACTACTGGAGACAGAAATGAATACTCCCAAACGATTTGTCGAAAGAACCGTGATCGAGCTCACCCATAACGACGATTGGAATGATTACGAATGGGAGGACGGCGATCAGATCCTAATCGGTCTTTACGACGCTGAATCCGGAACTGTCATGCACATCGTAGGGCTCTACATGGAAGACTGCGATGACTTCCAAGTGCTGGCGCCGGATGGAGCTTTCGGCCTGAGCCTCTTGGATGAGATGTATCCGGACGTTGAAGTGACCGCGTGGCAGCCGATCTCTACGAGCAGGCGCGTCTTATGAGACTGACAGCAGAAGGCTACGAGCTCTCTCGGGATGATCAATTAGAGTGGTTTCTCTACCCGCTGCTGAGAAATGGCCGCAGTACGCAAGACGTATCCCACTGGGATTTTCTCAGGGGAATTAACTGGCTCTTTGAAAAAAGCCGGCTCACTCGAAACGTTAATAGGGCCATTTGGCAGGCGACAATCCCGCTCTACTGGCAGGCGCTCCATGAATGGAAAGGAATCCCGACAAACAACGAAAACTGCGCGCCGCCCGGATGCCTGTACGACGGCTATCAAAACAAAGGAGAAATTGACAATGAAAATCGTCTTATCACATACGGAAGAGTTCCCGTTTGACTGCTATGAGGGCAACTTGGCCAGCGGTGAGTATGCCGGGGCCTACCTCGTCAAATTCAAAGATTGCGTCCATCCGGAAGTGATGTTTGTCACAGAGTCTCAGGAGTTTGAGGACTGCTGCGTGCTGGAAAACGATTCAAACATCGTTGAAAAGGATCAGGCCGACGAAATCGAGGCATGGGAGCCGATCGACGCATGCGAAATCGTCTCCGGAGAACACTACATGCCGGAGCTCACCAGACCCGAGCTCCTTCTTCTCAAAACTTGTCTGAAGCGAGGCGGATTCAATCTGCCGCGCGAGTGGCGTGGGATGGCCAGGCATCTTTTCGCGAGATTTGATGCGGAGCTGAAAGGAGAAATCCAGCTTGGAACCGATGGCCAAAAGACCAATTAAGAATCAACAGAGAGATTCATCATGAAACGATCAGAAAGAAGTTACGCAAAGATATTTACAGGGAAGTGGCGCAGCCGCTCCTTCCGGACGCTACGAGGGAATCCGTGGGCCATTGTTTTGCAGGATTATTTGATGTCGTGCCCTGCTTCCGAGATGTCCGGAGTTTTCTATATGCCCAAGTACCTCATTGAGGGCGAGCTGGGGATTCCGCACGACGAACTCGAAAACGCTATCCGAATATTGGAAGAAGCAGACTTTTGCCGCTTCTACGATGACGAGTATGTGTTTGTCTTCAATATGGCCCGCTACCAGATTGCGGACGCGTTGAGCCCGGATGACAACCGCTGGAAGAGCCTCATGAGGGATATTGAGGAAATGCCGGACAACATTCGCCGTGAATTCATTATCCGCTACAACGAGGATTTCAATCTCGGCTATCAAATAATCCGGAAAGCAGCGGAGCAGACGGCGCCGGTGCAGACTTCACCTCAGATAGAAAGCAATCAAGAAGAGGGCAAGCCCCTTACAACTTATCAGAGCGCTGAAAGTAAGGCCCTTTCTGCAACTTCCGAATCTGAAAACAAGCCCCTTAATTCTCAAACTCAACTTGAAATTGAGCCCCTTGTTTTAGAAAGTGAAGCCCCTTGCAAGCCCCTTGCAAGGCCCTTACAAGCCCCTTGTAAGCCAGTAACAGTAACAGAAACAGTATCAGTAGCAGTAACAGAAGAAGAAGTGCCGGTCGGCAAGCGCCGACCAGCCACTTCACGACCTCGCAAGGCTACGCACCGGTTTGATTTGAAGGAATTGCCGGAAGAGTGGCGAAAGCACTGCGAGAAGATACGCCCGGACCTCGACCCTTACAAAGTTTTTGCCGAGTTTTCGTACTACTGGCAGAGCAAGAACACTGCGAAAGCTCTCCGCAGCGATGATGGGTGGAATCGTACTTGGAACCTCCACATCCAAGACCTAAGGCCAAACCGTTCGAACATCAAAAACGGGCCGATAAATGCCACTGGCGCCGGTTCACCGACACCGCCTTCGGGCTTGTCGGAGGAAGCCATGGCCGAAATGCAAAAAATGAGGTTTTGAACATGAAAGACGCAATGAGCGGAATACCGCAATCCATGCCTGATGACCTGCCCAGAGCTTGGGCGGATTACTGCAGCAGAAACCGTCCGGACCTCGACGTGAGCAAGATGTTTTTCAACTTCAAGCGCAAAAACAACTTCGACATGACGATCCTGCGCACTGAGGCGGAATGGTTCAAGCATTGGAGCCGTTTTGTTGATTGGACGATGGCCACGCCGTGGAACATCCCCAGAGACCCGTTTGGCAGACCGTGCCGAAGTGATCCGTTTGCCTACAACAAGGTCATCAGAGAAAAACGAAACAGCAGACGCAGCAACAGCGGGAGAAGGTCATGAAGACGAACGAATTTGAGAATTTCTTTTTCTACCTCACGGACAAGTGCCGAGTGCTCAAGGGCAAGGAAATCACTCCGGAGCTGAAAAGCACTTGGGAAATCGTTTTTGCACCGATTGCCTTCCAGGATGCAATAGCTGCTGTGAACTACTGGATCGGAAATGAAACGTTTACGCCGACGCCGGCCGAACTGATCTCTGTCATTCGAGGAGAGTGGGAGCGCCGTAACCGGATTGTCAGCCAGCAGGCTCAGTTGGATTCCATGCCGCCTCTTTCCCGGGTGTCCATGTCGGAAGAAGACAAGGAACTTGTCAGAAAGCTCGATCACATGCGCCGCTGGAGAAAAGCACATCCGCAGCCGCCGACGTTTTGGATCAGAAAACTGCTCGGGGAGTTTTTAACGAATCGTTCTCATGTAACAGGTCCCCAGAGACGTTCTTTGGTGGCGGCCGGAGCGATTGATTCGGAAGGCCAGCCGACAGGCGCCTATGAACCTGCGTACGCAGATTGGTTTGAACTTCAGGGCGAACGAGAAGAAGAAGCCCGCATTGGCCTTGCGTCTTAAAAAGGAGAAAACACGATGGATAACAAACGCAAAGAATATATTTACTGGGGCTTAGTGGGGTTCACCTTGTTTGCAACGGCACTCGCCCTCAGTTCGGGAGGAATGTACTTTATTGAGAACTTGTCTATTCAATTCTTCGGAGATGAACCGACCCCGGCTGTGAATCTTTGGGTCATAGCGTTTTCAACAATTGCCGTGGCGGCCTTCATGATTTTTTCTGTTTGGCTGAATAAAAAGCAGGAAGCGGAGGAGAAGGAGGTCAAGCCTGCAGAGGATGGAAATCAAATTGATCAACAAGCGTTTGGTCAGGTGCTTCCTCCGGCACCTTGGGTTCCCGGAGAAGAGGTCAACGAGATTGTCCTGGACAATGTTGGAGAAGTGCCATTAGATGAAATGGAGGACGGCGAGAGGATTCTTTATAAATGTTTTCGCCTTACAGGAGGAGCAAAGCACGTTTTCTACCGTGTGCTGGTGAAGATTCCTAGCGAGCATGGACCGGTACTCAAAGATGAAAACGACGAAATGAGTTGGACTCAGAAGGGAACTAAAAGTTTTGGGGCCTGGGCTTTCATTGGCGTACGGGACAAAACGAATTATGACGATGGACTTAAATACAAAGAAGTTCCGTACTAAAAGAACAAGCTAATTGTCAGAACGAGGCCTCAATGTCCGGGGTCTCAAATCCGAGAGAGAAGGTAAGATCATGGAGACAAACCAGAGACGAGTAATCGACATCACAATTCCAATTAAACCGGTTCCGAAGGCCCGCCCTCGGTTTGCCAGCGCAGGCCATCAAGTCTTTACACCATCTAAGACGCATGCCGCAGAAAACACAATCGCAGTTCTCGTGTTGAACAAAATGAAGTTGTCCGGAATGCAGATGATCGCCACAGGACCGGTCAAAGTGACGGCGGAGTTCTTTTTCAGAACGGCAGAAAAGCGCAAACACGAAACCGCAAAATCTTCTCGTCCGGATGTCGATAACCTTGGCAAAACGGTTCTCGATGCGCTCAATGGAGTCGCGTTCAAAGACGATGGGCAGGTCTCAGAGTTCAATTGCTCTAAACGGTATGCAGAACAGGATAGCATTAGGCTCGTGATCGAGGAGCTGAGCGCTGCATGATGATTCGAGACGAGATGTTTAGACGTTTGACGAATTGGCGCCGGGTTTATGGCGACAATGCGGCGCCGGCAGTATCGATTACTGAAATTGCCTGTCGCTATGCACGAGAAATGATGACTCGAAAATCAGAAACTCCGGAGGAGAAGGCGACAAGGGAGGCAGAAGAGCTGATGTATAGGGAGGCTCCGTCCCCGGCAAAGAACTATCGGGATGCGAACATTCTGGCGTCAGTGTGGTCGAGCATGCCTCCTACTGTTTCCGGTATTGGCGTCAAAGAGATTATCAAGGCAATCACATTCGGAAGCCGCACACAGCTTAATCGCCTGCGTCGCCAGTACGGGCCGAGATCGTTTTCTAATGCGATAGAGTCATCACTCACGATTTTTTTCAGAATGGTTGAGGACTACGAAAGATCAATTTCTCTGCCTCCTGCAAATGATGATCGGTTCTCTGCATGACCTGATATTTTTAGAAATTTGTCTGGCGAGCTCTCTGCGGGTACTAAGACTTTCAAAATTATTGTTTGCTTAGACTTTAAGACGCTAAAATTTAAAAACTAAACGTTTAGGAAATTAAAGTGGAACCGGCTGATCAACTTTCCTTTTTGCCCTCAAAACCGCTCGTTATAAATACCTTCGAGGAACTGGCAAAGTTCTCGCTTACAGGGGCTGACAGCGATGTCACCTCAGTGAGGATTTGTCCAGAGATTTCGACGATCGAGATTGAGATTGAGGCTAATGGGCTTGATGGCGCGATTCCGGGCGACCAACTTCGTACTTTATGGGAGTTGCAGCAGGATCTTTACAAGTTGGCGGCGTTTGCGCTTCACGGCTCTGCAGATCCTCGCTTACTTTCCTCTGAAGAGAGAAGATTATTTGAGGTTAGGGTTTCCTCACGCAAAGGAAGTTGGATCGGCGATGTATTAACGAGCGACTTTTGGGGCTCTCTTTTTCAAAATTTAGTGGGCAAAATGAGCGGTGTAGAGATTGGAGTCACAATTAGCGTTTGCGTGCTTATTTTTACTGGCTACTTGGCCTATAACAGCCACAATAAAAAAGTAGAAGCGGTTAAGAAAGAAGAAACAAACCAAAAGGGTTTTGAGGCAATGGTTCAGATTGTGGACTCGTTTAATAAGAAGCAAGAAACTAAACCCGCTGAACTGGCTGCACAAGCACAGAACATTATTGATACTACGGCTGAGAAGGTCGTTAAGAGAAGCTATAACGCTGAAAGGATAACAGTTGCAGGAAAAGTGTTCGACGAGGAACAAATTCAAAAACTTAAGGCTCGCTCCAAACCAGAAACAAATGAGCCGGAAACCCTTGAGGGAGTATTCATTGTTTCCGAGTTGGATAAAAATCTGCCGGATCAGTATTCAATGCGCCTTAAAGATTTAGCTACTTCTCTTAGTTATAACGCGCGCCTTATTCCTGAAGCGGTAGACGGGGAGGGGACGACAGCCATGGAACTTGTAAATGACGCCTTCTATAAAGAGACTCCGATTCAGGTTGAATTATCTCTGGGCAAGAAGAGAAACCTAGTAGTCTCAGTCTCTGAGGTAACAGAACAGGAATAGGACAGCTCATTTAAAAGGGCTAACGAGTTCTCATGTCATCCCCTAAAACTGGTATTTTCATTTTTATTCTCCACTCGTTAACTTTCTCGTTGTATATTACGAAGGACAATTTAATCCCGACTGATAGTGAGTAGTTCCAGTGCGTTAGATAAGAAGACAGCCTATTGGCTGTCTTGGCGTGCCCGGAAGATGAGAAAAGAAGAAAAAGTCGGTACCGTGTTTCATGATGAATCTAGCCTCTGATGTAAAAGTCAGGGGCTTTTTTCATTCTCTCTTCAGCCTCTCGGCGGGCGTCGTGCACCGAGCCAGATTTGATCCTGAGCATGGGGTCGAATAGAGCTTGAGCATGCTCTGTAATCACTGCTCATTCTCCTTTGGTTGTTGAGGGTTGCCGCCTGGTGGAAACGCTGGGCGGTTTCTTTCCGGTTGAATTCTTGAAGCCTTCCCTGATGTGTTAGATTAAATCCATATTGGCAGCGGTTCGATTAAAAGAGCAAAGAGGTTAAAGATGGCAAGTTTCGTGTACAGATTCTTGTTTTTGCTTATCGGACTTAGCCCTATGGCTATCGGGATATTCTGTGTCGGCAAAACAAACCCAAAAGAAGTATTTTGGGGAATGGTTTATGGCATCTGCGTTTGCGAGGTTGCGCTACTCCTCTTTTATTTGTGGAGCGAGCGAGTTACGAGCAAATTGGAGGGTGTCCCGATCAAGCCGGTCACAATTACAAGGAAGAGAGAAGGTTTGAGCGGCTATTTTCTTGCCTACGTTCTTCCTTTGATCTTGACGGAGCCAGTTGAGAAATGGATTCTTCTCTTAGTTGTTATGATCCTTGTTTTTGCCGGCCTCAATACGAAGTCGATAGGTTACAACCCTATAGCTGAGCTAATTGGTTATAACTTTTATGACATCGATGACGGCTCCGGAATTACCGTTTTGGTCATTTCTAAAAGAACACCGCAACAGTTGTTTGAAGGATTTAAGGCTGTTACCCTTACTGAAGATTACCTCATTGATAAGGGAGAAATTAAGAAGCCATGCTCTTCGGTTTAATTGTTGAAGGCGATCAAAAGAAGATTGTCAGAATTCCCCAGTCAGAAGACGTTGATACAGAGAATCAGGAGAAGTTTGCTGAACAAGCTCTGTGGTTTTTCTACGAAGAAGGAGAAAAGCGAAAACAAATCGAATTTCAACCCGGGCAGACACAGACAGAAGAAAATGTTCTATACATCGACGAGTTTGATGATGACTTAATGGTCAAGGAAGCTGTCAAGCCCGGAGTTAGACTCGATTCAATAAATTTTAAGACGCAGCTCAGATTTCTCAAAAGCATCTTTATGGTCGACCCGGGAAATCCTAACCGGATACTTTTCCAATTGATGGAGGGCCGGCGCATTATTACTCCGGGGTGGATTGGCGTAATTCTATCCGGAATGAATGTAGGAGATTCAAACACTCTTTCTCATATGGATAGTGCCGGCATTTCCCTGGACTCAAAGCTCACAGCAGTTATGGAAGATGGGAAACTCTTTTTCAAGAGTTTTCGTAACGCCAGCAGAATCTTCAACCTTTCAGGGTATTTAGAGGATGCCTCTGCTGAGGGTACCGTAGACTTTCTCAAGTCTCCTTCTTTGTGCATGGACGGAACGCCAGAGGAGATGGTTAAGTTGTTTTCTAAATCTCAAATGAGAAAGGTCCCAAAGATTCAGGCTTATGGCTATCAGGACAAGTACGCTCCCACCGAGCTTCAGCGACGTGCTGCTCTTGTCAAACCCAAGATCACATTAGAGATCAGAGATAACAAGCTTGTGGTACCAACTGATAAAGATGCCAGAGTAGCGTTGCTAGATTTCTTGTCTAATACGATTTTGTCCTCTCATCTGGATGATGGCACCGATTACAAGTCTGAAAGTCATTATCCGATTAAGAAGGTTGTTAAGCCAAAAGAGTAAGGATGGCTGACTGGAACAATCTTCGAGGTGTTTATAAAAATTGTCGCGAACACGACAGTGGAAGTAGGCAGTCTTAAAAACTGAAAAGAACTTTTAGTACAATGCGCCCACCACGATAGGAAATAAGGAACATCAAAGTCCTCGCCCAGGCTTCGCGTCAATAAGAGAGCGGAGTACCGAATTACGGCGCGAAGCCGTAATGGGCCCCTGCAAGAGGGATCAGAAATGACAAAGCCCGTGCGGGAACACGGGCTGCGTCTGATATATGAGGAATGAGATGGTAACCACATTTCTTACCTCGTGGAAGATTATGCCACAACTCGTTGTGATATGGAATGGTGATTTAAAGATTGACACCGTTCTGGTCATAGTAGTCTTGTTGTGGATGATCCGCACACGATCGTAGCCAAAAGGCGATGGGCCGGCAGCCGCAAGGTTGTCGGCCTTGTGCGTTTATAGCCTGCGAATAGCATTTCTTGTCCTTTCTCAAAACTTCGTTAGAAACGGGGTCAATTCAATTCCGTATTCTCCTCGGGTCCTCCCGGGCAAAAATTCACCCCTGCGGGTACTGCCAGTCCCGATTTCGGTGTAGATATGAGGATTTTCACAATGCGGAACGCGTCCCAAAAATTCATAGATATAAAAATCTAAAGGGCCGTTATGAAAAAAAACGTTGAAACAGTCTCGATCCGCGAGTTTGCTAGGTTGTGCGGTAAAAACCATACTTGGGTGCGGCGCCGGATCAAGGATGGAACACTGCCTGTTGCAGACGATGGCACAGTTCCTGTTGAGGAAGGCCTAGACGCCTTCAAAAAATTGGTTGGAAATTTGGCAAAAACTGCAAAAGAAGCCGAAAAAATTTCAACAGATATTGATCCGAAAGAGATCGGGCTTGAGGGCGTAAATTTAAAAAACCCCGTCGAGGTCGCTCATGCATTTTCCGTTGCACGGTTACTCGAAAAACAGGTTACAGCCAGAGTGAAAACCGCCGAAATGGAATTGAAGGCGATTGAGCTGGAGGCGAAAAAAGGAAACTTCATCCCGAAAGAAGAAGTTTTAGCAGACGCTCGAAGGGTTGCCTCCCTTGTCCGGGAAAAATTACTGACGATTCCGATCCGTTACGCTGGACAGCTTGAAGGAAGAACCCAGAGAGAGATTGAGGGCGTCCTGGATCATGCGATTGATGAAGTGCTCCAGTCGCTTAATGAATCTAAATTTGTTGAGCAGTAAACAAACCGAAAAAAATGAACCCCGTTCAGTTGGTAGCTGAGCGGGGTTTTTTGATAGTCGATCAGATAGATAAGGCATCGACCATGAAGCTAATTTTATCAAAACAGACGAGGAGATTCGTCATGGATTTTGTCAAGGCCTACCCTAAGTGGTTCTTTTTCATTAGATGGACTTTAGCGGGCTACTTGGCTTTTTATTTACTCAAGTCGATAGTCCTTTTTATCGCCGGATTTTGATTGACGGCAAAGCTGCCAAAAAATGAACCCCGTTCAGTTGGTAGCTGAGCGGGGTTTTTTACGTCAACCTAAGTGAGTAGGTCGATATAAAGATTATAGCGTCAGTAGGAAAGTATATGTATTGGCTGATGACCAAAAAGGATTTACCGCTTAGAGCGGTCATTTTTAGCTGGGCGGTCAATTTAATGATTCTTTTTGCAGCTCTGTTCCTGGTTTGCAAAGGGATCAGTTTCTTTCTGTGAGTGAGAAGTTATGGCAGAAAAAATCGCTAATACCAATATTGGCTCTGAGGGATTTCTAGTCCCTATGGACAAAAAACATCCGGACGATTTAGATAAGTCCATTCTCTGTGCAATTTCTGAAGATGAAATAGCTCTGGATTTGCCAGTTAAATATCTTAGGTCGAGATTGTCGACCGAAGAAATTTCTGAACTACTGGAAAAATCGGCGAGGTTTATCGTTCGTCAAGTCCAATGATTGTATGCATTTCAGCTTCTCCCTTTGCTGGGATTTTTCTCAGCCGATGAGACCTGAGATATTCGGCCAAACAAAAACGCATTTCCAAGGCAGTTAGCCTTCGGTAAGCGTAGATCCGAAGCACAAATTTTTTGTCGTGCGAAGTAAGGACGTTAACAACGTCAGGTGAAGTGTTGGATTCAGACATTTTTCGGGCATGAAAAAAATAATGAACCTAACTTACTACTACCGCCTCGCAATCGCAAAGCTTTCGACTTTGCTGTTCTACTTTTTAATGAATCGCTATGCACTGGCTAAATGAATTTTTGAAATTCTGCCGTCCGGTTTCTCGATTGACCGGAAGCGAGTGGGCCGACGCAAAAAGGTTCATCTCGCTGGGAACAACCGCAGAACCAGGGCCCTGGAGAACCTACAGAACTCCATATCTGCAGGAACCGATGGATGCAGCCACGGACAAGCAGACAGAAAAAATCGTTTTAATGTTTGCGTCACAGGTCGGAAAGTCAGAGCTCCTGTTGAATGTCCTTGGGTATTACGCCGACCAAGAGCCGTCACCTCAGTTGATGCTCCAGCCGACAGTCGAAATGGCGCAGGCCTTCTCAAAAGAGCGAATTGCTCCGATGTTCAGAGACTCTCCGGGATTGGCCGGGAAACTGATTGAAGGCAAAGAAGGTCGCGGAACTGAGAAAAAATCGTCAACAACGATTCTCATGAAGCACTATCCGGGCGGTTTCCTTGCGTTAGTCGGTGCCAATTCCCCGGCCGGGCTGGCTTCTCGTCCGATCCGAATCCTTTTGGCGGATGAGGTGGACCGCTATCCGGAAAGCGCCGGCAAGGAAGGCGATCCCTTGAAACTTGCCGTTCAACGTACGCAGAACTTCGGGAACCGAAAACTTCTGATGGTTTCAACGCCGACGGTCGTAGGTTATTCAAAAATCCACAACGAATTTTTAGCCGGAGACCAGCGGGAATTTGTGGTTCAGTGTCCGGAATGCAAGGCATACAACGAGCTGAAATGGGAGAATGTCCATTGGGATTCCGATGACAAAGGAAATGTCATTGAGAGTTCCGTCGGTCTATTCTGTCCGCACTGTGGAGCAAAAATCCGCGGCCCCCGCAAACTCAATCCGGACATTCTTCAATCCGGACGCTGGGAAGTAAGGAACCCGCAAGGGCGGTTTCGCAGTTATCACATCAACGCATTGAATTCTCCTTGGGTCAACTTAGTTGATCTTGTGAAGGATTGGGTTGAGATCAATCACCGGAAAGACAAGGCCGGCCTGATGGAGTTCATCAACTTAAAACTTGGCGAGCCCTGGGAGCAGTTCGAGGCCGATGCCGATAAATGGGAATACCTGTTAAGGCGCCGAGAATACTATCCGGAGACCGGAGTTCTTCCGGACGGAGTTCTGCTTCTTACGGCCGGCGTCGACGTCCAGCATGATCGACTTGAATGCACGGTTTACGGCTGGGGCCGGGCCCGTGAATGCTGGGGAATTCATCATTACATTATTCCCGGGAGTCCTGATACACCAGAACCATGGCAGCAGCTGGACGGAATTTTGACGATGCAGCAATCTCTCTCGTTTGGTGTCCGAGTGACGGTTGCATGCACGTTCGTGGACTCAGGCGATGGGACCTACAGCAAAGAGGTTTACGAATACACAAAGGCCCGGGAGAGATTCAGAGTATTTTCAATTAAGGGCCGAGGCGGTGTAGGAGTCCCTTTCATAGGAGTTCCTTCGCGACAGAACATTGTCGGCGCGACTCTTTTCAGTCTGGGCGTGGATTCCGGGAAAACAGCCGTCACGAATGCGCTGGACATTGCCGAAGAGGGCCCTGGATTTGTCCATTACCCGATGCAAGCCGAGAGCGGCTTCGGAGAAAACTTTTTCAAGCAGCTTACAGCAGAAGTTTTTGAGACGAAGTACGAGAAAGGCAAACAAAAAAGCGGTTGGGTAAAAATCCGCGAGCGCAATGAGGCGCTTGACTGTGCCGTTTACGCCAGAGCTGCCATGGAGCTGCTGACTCCGAATTTTGAACAAATTGAGGCTGCTCTTAGAGGCGTGCCGCAAGCAATACAACAACCCCGACGCCGCAGAGGCGTTGTTGGAAAGGGAATCACTTTATGAGCAGTTGGATCACCTTAGAAGAGGCAAGAACTAATTTGAAAATGTGGCTCGAGGCGGAGAGGGCTGTTTCGACCGGCCAAAGCTACCGAATCGGAACGCACAGTCTTACGCGAGCCAGTCTCTCAGATATTGCGAAGCGAATTGAGTACTGGCGAAACGAAATTGCCAAACTCGAGTCAGGACAAGGCGGGCGGATGCGAAGTTTTCGTGTCACGCCCGTTGATTTTTAAGGAGCGGACATGAACGCTTTTGAAAAGGCCATTCAATTTTTAGCTCCTCAGACAGCGCTCACCAGACAAGTTGCCAGAAACAAACTCGAAGTCCTGAACGCACTCCAGAACGGAGGAGGCTATGGTCTCCACGGTGCCTCAATCGTTAAAAAATCGCTTTCAAGCTGGATTACAGGCGGAAAAGATGCCGACTCCGACATTGTTGAAAACATTGAGACGCTCCGCGAGCGTTCTCGTGACTTATACATGGGTTCGCCTCTGGCGACCGGTGCGATTAAGACGCTGAGAACCAACATCATCGGCTCCGGCCTGATGCTCAACGCGCAAATTGACGCGAAGTTTCTTGGCATGACAGAGGAAGAAGCGCGCCAATGGGAGGAAAACACGGAGCGCGAGTGGCGCCTTTGGTCTGAAAACACGAACTGTGACGCAGAACGGAAACAGACGTTCTACCAACTGCAGTCTTTAGTTTTGATGTCAGCACTGGTGAACGGAGACGTTTTTGTGGTGCTTCCGGTTATCCGGACACCCGGAAGCGTTTATGACTTGAAAATCGGCCTGATTGAAGCTGACCGCGTTTGCAATCCGAACGAAGGACAGGATCTTGAGCGGAATATTGTCGGCGGTATCGAATGCGGGCAATTCGGAGAGACTGTGGCTTATTGGATTTGCAATAAAAATCCAAATTCTCAAGGCAGGTCGCTCGAAACGGCTATCAATAAATGGACGCGAGTTCCTGCAATCGGAAAGCGGACAGGGCGCAAAAACGTCCTGCACGTGATGTGCGATGTTGAGCGTCCGGCACAACGTCGAGGAGTGCCGCTGCTCGCACCAGTACTGGAATCAATGAAGCAGCTCTCGAGATATTCGGATGCGGAATTGACAGCCGCGCTGGTGAGCTCGATGTTCACGGTGTTCATTACGACTAAATCTCCTGCGGAGGCAATCTACAGCGGATTTGGTGGCATGGAATCTATACCGGGCGCCCAACCACAAAAAGCTTTGCCGGAACCGGATTACACCCTGGGCTCCGGAACCGTCGTAATGCTCGAAGACGGAGAACAGGCGCAATTTGCTGACCCGAAGCGTCCTGTTTCGGGATTTGAGACGTTTGTCCAAGCGGTGTGCCGGCAGATCGGATCTGCGCTTGAAATTCCGTACGAGTTGCTTGTTAAAAACTTCGATTCGTCCTACAGCGCGTCCAGAGCCGCTCTTTTAGAGGCCTGGAAGATGTTTCGGATGAGAAGAGATTGGATTTCCTCATCCTTCTGCAAACCTGTTTACGAAGCTTGGCTCACCGAAGCCGTCCTAAAAGGGCGCATCGATGCGCCGGGATTTTTCGACGATCCGCTAATCCGTGCTGCATGGTGCGGATCCGAATGGTACGGAGATGCGCAAGGCCAGCTCGACCCGCTCAAAGAAGTCAACGCAGCAAAAATCCGAGTTGAAGAAGGCTTCAGTACTCGCGAAAGAGAGGCCGCAGAGCTTACCGGCATGAAATTCGAGAACATCGTCGCGGTCCGGAAGCACGAAGAAGCAATGATGAAGGATGCCGGCCTCATCCAACACACAAATATTGAAACAAAGGAGGTTGACGAGAATGACGAATCCGAAACCAACTGATCAGAACAAAGAATTTCATTGGAAAATCGAAAACTCGGCCAAGCTGCCGACTGTAAAAATTGACCTTTACGGCTATGTTGGCGGGAGCCAGGAGTACGAGGACGGATTCAACGAAACTGAGTTTGCGAAAGAGTTCAGAAAAATTGACTCCACGCGCACGATCGACATCTCTATCAACAGTTTCGGCGGCAGTGTTTATACAGGTCTTGCAATCTACAGTCTGTTGAAAACTCATCAGGGAAAAATCAACATCAGAGTCGACGGTGCGGCAATGAGCGCTGCGACATTGATCACGAGCGTGCCTAACGCCACTGTAACGATGCCCCTTGGCTCAATGATGATGATTCACGAAGTTTCGGCCGTAGCTTACGGGAGTGCACGGCAAATGCGGAAGACTGCTGAAGACATCCGGAAGCTCGAGGAAAACCTTATTGAAATCTATGCGGCCAAGTGCGGCAAAGACCCTAAAGACATCCGGCAAAAAATCGAAGCAGAAACCTATTTCAATGCTAAGGAGGCTGTCGAGTACGGCCTTGCCGATGTCGTTGACGAATCCTCCTCAGTTAAAAATTTGAGAACGCCAACAAACGTTCTCATCAACGGCCTGCCGGCAGACTCGAAATATTTCGAGCACGCTCCGGCAGATTTTTTTACGGCAGTCGCTCAGGCCCCTGCCGACAACGTTAATCCACCAGCGAAAAAGGAAGCAAAAATGGATTTAGCACAACTCAAAGCGGAGTATCCCGACCTGATTGCCTCGCTGCAGGCAGAGGCCGTGAAGCAGGGTGTCGAAAACGAGAAGAAACGCATTCACGCGCTCGAAGAACTGGCCCTGGCCGGTCACTCGGATCTTCTTGAGCAGGCGAAGGCGGACTCCAGCATCACTCCGGAAATGTTTGCGGTTCAGCTCGTTAAGGCTGAAAAGGCTAAGAAAGCCAAGATTCAGAACAGCATCGCAGAGGATGCGGCAGACCTGAAGAGCGTGCAGGTTGACTCCAATCTTGGTTTTGAGACTGCAGACGCTAAGGCACAGCAGGCAAAACAGACTCAAAACGAAAAAGATGAGCAGGAACGAGAGGCTTTAGTTAAAGCGGCAGCTGCTCAGTTCAACAAGTAATCAATCGGAGGAAAAAATGGCAATGCAGGAAAAATATACGACAGGTGTTGACAACCTGTTCGCGGCGAACCAGATGATGCCTGTAATCACAGACGTCATCAAAGTTCCGTCCGGAGAAGCCGCAATGAAGCGCGGCACATTGGTCGCCTCGACCGGCAAAGCTGTAACCGCCGCAGCTGATGTCTATGGCGTTCTGGCAGAAGATGTTGACGCATCCAAAGCGGATGTAAACACAGTGATTTTCCTGACAGGCGAATTTAACGAAAAGGCTATGGCCGTCGGCACACCGACAACCGGCACGCTGACAGTTTCGGACTGCAAAACTTCGGCCCGCAAAGTCGGAATTTTCATCAAATCTAATCAGGAGTAAGAAATGGCAGTAGACATTTTTGACCCGCGCATCATGACCCAAATGATCGAAGCTGGTCAGAACACCAAACACACATGGCTGCGCGATCGATATTTCACAAATCGTCCGACTTTCACAGCAAAAAAGATTGATTTTGATGTTGTGGGTCGCGGCGGCCGCAGAATTGCACCGTTCGTATCGCCCCTCAATGGCGGTAAAGTCATTGACCGAGACGGCTATTCCACTCTGAGCTATGAGCCTCCGATGGTTGCCCCTCAGCGCGTCACTACAGCGGAAGATGTCATGAAGCGTCTTCCGGGAGAAAATCCTTACTCCGGCAAGTCTCCAACAATGCGCGCAGCAGAAATTTTGGGCAGAGATTTAGCAGAACTGGATGAATACATCGCTCGTCGTGAAGAAGCGATGTGCTCGGAAGCCCTGTTCAGCGGAAAAATTACGGTTACGGGCGACGGGGTAAATGAAGTTATCAACTTCTGGTCCACAGTTCCGGCTTCCGAAAAACCGGAAACCACTTTGACCACGAAATGGGACGCCTCAACCGCAACTGCCGAAACCATCATGAGCGACCTGAGAGTAGTTCGCCGCTCCATGATCAAAGACGGCGGCTTTACTCCTCGTGATTTGATCTGCGGAACTAACGTGATCGACACGATCCTGAGCAAGCTCACTGCCTCCAAGTCTCTCGACATGAGGCGCGTTGACATGGGCCACATCGATCCTCAGCATCTTCCGGACGGTGTGACTTACTGGGGTTACCTCAAAGACTCTGCTCTTGACATTTACTCCTACGATGAATGGTACAAGGGCGATGACGGTGATGTTGCTATGGTTCCGGCAGATAAATGTCTGCTCGCAACGCCGGGCGCAAAAACCATGCTGGCTTACGGCGCTTGTCCGGTCATCAGCGAAACAAATCCGGGAATTGTTTTCGTTGAAGGGTCTCGTATTCCGATGTCTTGGATCCAGCGCTCCAACCCGATGGGCCGCGTCCTGCAGATCTCCAGCCGTCCGCTGCCGATCATCCAGCAGATTCACGCCTTCCACGTCATCAACGCTACCGGATCCTAATCTGATGCTAAAGAAGAGGGGCTCCGGCCCCTTTTTCATAGGAGCTAATAATGGAAATTGTTTTCACCAAAAACACGGTTTTCGGACGCGACATTTACAAAGCCGGCGATAGGGCCGAATTCAATGAGAAAGAGGCAAAAATCATTTTGAAGGCAGGCGTCGGCAAGAAATTCGAGGAGACTGAAGAACCGGAGGCACCTGCAGAAGTAATTCAGCCCGAACCGATTCCCGGCACGGTCTTTGCCGTTCCTCTTCCTGAAGCGGCTGAAGCTGAGGCTGCAGAAACTTCGGAGAAGCCGGCTCCGAAGACCAAAGGTCGAGCCAAGAATGAAAACGTTTAAAGACTTCGCGGAAGCGGATGTCCAGAACGTTTTCTTGAATCTCAACGAGTTTGCCGATTATCACGATATTGACGGCGAAAAAATCAAATGCGTCATCGACAAAAACATCATCTCCGAAATCCCCGAGAATGGACTGGTAGGCGATTTCATCAACATGACAACGCTCTACGCAGATTCCAAGGATTTAGAGGCGCCCGAGGAGGGCCAGTGGATGTCGATTGACGATTCGCGTCACATTGTTAAGTCGGTCTCGATCGAGGGGACGATGCTCGTCATTGTTCTTAGGGAGAATCGGCAATGATTGAAGTGAAAATCGACAAGAAGGCCGTCGGGGCCGCGATTAACGTGCTGAACTCCACCAAAAAGGGGGCTCAGACAGCGGTTAATCGGGCAATCAACCGAGCGCTTATGCGCGGCCGAACCGTTGCCTCGAAGTCGTTGCGCGGACGTTACACGATTAAAGCGTCTGACGTTAAGAAATCAACCCGGCTCAGACGCCCGGGAGGCACAGAAACTTCCGGACAACTCGTGTTCTCCGGCCCTGAACTCACCATGGCGCATTTCCGAATCCGTCCCTCCGGACGGGATACGACCGGAAATAATCGTCAGCTAGTGCGAGTTGAAGTCGAGAGAACAGGCCTAAAGCCATTGAAAAACGCGTTTGTCTATAACGGCACTGTGTTTCAGCGAAAGGGAGCGACCCGGCTTCCGATTGAACCTCGTTACGGTCCTTCAGTTCCCCAGATGGTCGGAAACGAAAACATCACTGAAGGCATTCAGTCGGAAATGAGAGACACGTTTCTGCGCCGAATCGACCACGAGGCAATGAGGCTCATTAAAGGAGACAAGTAATGAATGATGTTTATTTATGCAAAGCGCTCGGTAAGTTCTTGGAGGCGGGCTTGAGCGATTTTCTCCTGCCTTTGGAGCACAAAGCTGACGAGCCGACAGTTTTCCGCGCTCCCAAGATAATTCAGGGTTACCTGCCGCCGAAGAACTCAAAGGAATCCAAGGATGATGACTTTCCATTCGTTTTGATTCGTCCGGATTCCGGCAAAACGGATGCAGATGGCTGCAGTGCCGACGTCTCGATCGTGATTGGCGTGTGGGATGGTGAGTTTGAAGGCCATCTCACAGCTCTGTCTCTCAAGGAAAAAGTTGAGTCGTTGCTGTTAAATCTGCCGAATCGCACGCTCGATGAGCGGTTCATTCTGGAGACTCCGATATCTTGGGAAAACTCTCCGGCCCAAGCCTGGCCCTTCTGGCAAATCGTTATGTCAACCCGCTGGACATTTCGCGCACCTGAAATTGTCAATCCCTATACACCGTATGAATAACATGAAGCTACGAAAAACTGAAGTTCAAACAAGGCCCGTCATTTATGTCGGGCCTTCGTTTTTAGGGCTCTCGATAAACACTGTTTTTCGAGAGGGAGCAAATAAATACCCCGAGCATATTGTCCGAATGATCGAAAAGAATCCGGCAATCGGTCAGCTGATGGTTCCTGTTGCGGACGTGCAGCAGGCCAGGGCCAATGTCCGAACTCAGGGACACATTCTTAACACGCTGTACAAACAAGCACTTAAAGGAGCTTAAAAATGGCTTACAAACATGGCGTTTACGTCAGCGAGGTTCCTACCAGCATTCTCCCGCCTGTTGAGGTCAATGCCGGCATTCCGATGATTATCGGAACGGCCCCGGTCAATATGACCGATCCGACCAACGTCAACAAACCGAAGCTGTGCTATTCCTACGAAGAGGCGGTTAAAGAATTCGGATTTGTGCCGGCAGAAGAAGACACCACCAGCGGACTCAAGAAATTCAATTATTCGATCTGCGAGCTGATTTATTCTGCATTTTCGCTGTATCGGGTAGCTCCGATCATTGTGGTCAACGTTCTCGATCCGACAACGCACAAGAAGAACTGCACGACTACAAGCGTTTCGTTCGACGCCAAGACAGGTATTGCAAAAATTGCAGAAACAGGCGTCCTGCCGAATACGCTGGTTCTGAAAGCCGGTGAAAAGACACTCACAAAAGACACGGATTACATTGTCTCCTTCGATACCGACGGAACAATGATTCTTTCGTCTCTCAAAAATCAGGACGGAGATTTCCTCTGCAGCTCTGAAACCCCTTACACGCTGACGGCATCCAAACTGGATCCTTCCGCGGTTGATGCTGATGACATCATCGGAGGCGTTGATACGTCCGGAAATAAATCCGGCCTCGAGCTGGTGGATGATGTTTTCCCGCTCTTCCGAGTTGTTCCGGGTACGCTGATCGCTCCCGGCTTCTCTTCCAGCCCGAGCGTGGCAGCCGTGATGGCCGCAAAATGCACTGCCATTAACACGGTATTCAAGGCTATTTGTGCAGTCGATGTTCCGACTACAACGGTTAAAAACTACACAGCTGTTGCTAATTGGAAGAACCAAAACAACATCACTGACCCGATGCAAATCTGCTGCTGGCCGATGATCCAACTCGACGGCACTGTGTTTAATCTCTCGACACAGCTGGCCTGCTTGATGGCTCAGGTGGATTCTCAGAACGATGATGTTCCGTATGTATCTCCTTCCAATAAAAATCTGCAGATGACAGGCACATGCCTGGCAGACGGCTCCGAGGTTGTCTTAGGTCCTAACACGGGCGCCTATCTGAACAGTCAGGGCGTAGTCTGCGCGTTGAATTTCATCGGAGGCTGGGTTGCCTGGGGCAACAGAACTGCAGTCTATCCGGGAAACACGGACGTAAAAGATGCCTTTATTCCGAATAGAAGAATGTTCAACTGGATCGGCAATACGTTTATTCAGACATTCTGGTCTAAAGTGGATTTCCCGGCAACTCCGCGCTTGATCAACACGATCATCGACTCAGCAAATATTTGGATGAACGGGCTGGCGGCTATGCAGTACATCCTCGGCGGCCGCATTGAGTTCCTTTCGTCTGAGAACTCGATTACTGATCTTATGGACGGCAATCTTGCATTCCATGTTTACGTCACTCCGCCGCCTCCGGCCAAGGACATCGATTTCATTCTGGAATTTGATCCGGAGTATTTGCAGACCCTATTTGCAGCCTAATTGGAGGTAAAAAATGGCAACAGGAACAAACAGCATCCCGGAGCGCCTGATTAACTATCGCGTCTATAACGAAGCCAACGCCCTGATGGGTATGGCAACCGTTGACTTACCTGAAATTCAGGCAATGAGCGACACCGTGTCCGGTGCCGGTATTGCCGGGGAAGTTGACAGTCCCGTGCTTGGCCACTATCAGGCCATGAGCTCAACTTTCAACTGGAGAACTATTGAAAGGCCTGCTCTCGAGTTGGCCAAACAACAGGCTCACCAGTTGGAAATTCGCGGTTCTCAGCAGCACTACGACAACACCACGGGAAAAATCATGACTACTCCCATCCGTGTTGTCATGAGAGCGATCCCGAAGAACTTTTCACTTGGTTCGTTTGAACCGGGCTCCGCAACAGATTCGTCTACTGAATTTGAGGTGGTTTATCTGAAGATCGTGGTCGATGACAAAGAGGTGGTCGAAATCGATAAATACAACTTTATCGCCAAATTCGGCGATACCGACATGCTCGAGAGCGTCCGGAAGGATCTCGGAATGTCTTAATCAATTCTGCCCCGCTTCGGCGGGGCTCTAAGAGGAAAACATGAAATTTGTATTCGCAGAACCTTACGAATTTGAAGGCAAAACCTACAAAGAATTGGATGTTGATCTTAAAAAGATCGACGGCAGCGTCATTTTTGCAGCAGAGCGAGAAATGCGGGATTCCGGCTCATTGACGCCTTTAACAACCTTTAATTTCCGCTTTGCTTGTCTTGTGTTGGGTCAAATTTGCGCTCAGCCCGACGAGTTCTTCATGAAAATGCCCGGGCCCGTTCTGATTACTATAGCCAATTACGTTCTAAATTTTTTGAACAACTCGGGCTCAGCAAATCCTCTCCAAGCTTAATGATTAGAGAGGTTTGTTTGAGCCTGGCCAGAGCAGATACAGGCTCTGGCGCTTTAGATTGGTGGAGGGTTCCTCTCATTGAATTGTCAGAATGGATAGAGGCAGTAAAAACTGGAGAGAAGAGGCGTAAAAGACCGTGATTTGATCTTGAAGTTGATAGCTTAGAGAAATACAATTCCTCTAAAGGGGAATTAGCTATGAGAATTTTTAAGGCAGTGGTAGGCGGATTGTTAGACGGGTTAGCCGCTGTTTTTGCGTTTGCTATGTTCCTGTTTCTTCTTCTTTTAATCGTCTTCTGTTTTTATTTCGTGTTTCTGACATAACTCCACCAGTTTTGTAATAAGGGCGCTCCGGCGTCCTTTTTTTATGCGTGGATTTCGTCATGGGCATCAAAGAATACAGCATCGCATTTGCTATTGCCGGCAAAGTCTCCTCTGATTTTGCAAAGTCGTTTAAAAGTGCCGGAGAAACGGTAAAAAACTTTGAAGACAAATTTAAGAACCTCAATCGAGAGATGTTCCAAGCCTCAGGAACATTAAAAATGCGTAAAGAGGTTTTGCAAGCTCAACAGGCTTTTGCGTCTGCGAAAACAAAAATTACCGACTTAGGGCGCAGCTATTCAGAAGCGCGGCGGAATTCGGAATCTTTGGCAAGTCAATACGCTAAGGAAAAGCGTTCTTTAGCGTCTTATACCGCGCAGCTGAACAAGCAAAATAAAATTTCTGACGCTTCGATAGCGAAGCTTGAGGCAAAAGAGCAAAAGTTGGCCGACCTCGGCAGACAGCTCAAGGCAGCTGAAAATAATACCAAACAGCTTGAAATCCAGCTCAATAAGGAAAAAGCCGCTGTAAAAGGTTCCCACCTTTCATTAGTAGAAAAAAAGCGAGCTCTGCAGGAATTAGAAAAAGCTAACAAAACAGCCGGGATGTCGGCACAGCGACTAGTTGAAAGAGAGAAAGCATTAGCGGTGGAAGCAAGGAAAGCGAAATTAGCTCAGGAAAAACTTGCCGCTATAAATGCGAAATCCGCCGCTTGGAGGGACCGCACGCAAAACGCAAAAGGCTCAATCCTCTCTGGGGTTGGCCAGATTGGCTACATTGCCTCAGCAGCATCATCTATGGCATTGCCGGTTAAACAGGCGATGCAGATGGAGGATGCTATGGCCGAAATTAAAAAGGTCGTGGATTTTAAAAATCCCACAGGGCTGAAGGAAATGGAAAAAGCGCTCGAAAGAATGAGCTTATCCATCCCAATGACGGCAGATGGTCTGGCGAAAATTACTGCTGCGGCAGGTCAAGCCGGTATCGCAGAGGATGACCTCCTTCGATTTACAGAAACCGCTGCAAAAATGGGCGTCGCTTTCGACATCTCGGCCGAAGAGGCCGGAGAGATGATGGCAAAGTGGCGCTCCGGTATGAATCTCACTCAAGATCAGGCAGAAAGCCTTGCGGATGCAACGAATGCTCTGAGCAATAACAACGCAGCACTTGCTAAACAAGTCGGCGAAGCATTGAAACGGTACGGTGCGCTTGGCAAAGTTGCCGGATTAACAGAAAAACAGACGGCTGCCATGGCGGCCACAATTATCGGCGCCGGTGCAGAAGCAGAAGTCGCAGCAACCGGTATGAACGCTTTTATGAGGTCCCTGACAAAAGGTGGATCTATGACAGATCTGCAGAAGGCGGCATTCGGTAACCTGGGATTTGATGCGCTTCAGCTTCAGAAAGACGTCCAAACAGACGCTCCGAAAACGATTTTTGCAGTGCTAGATGCAATTAAAACAAAACTACCGAAAGAGCTCCAGATGCAGTACCTCACTGCGATGTTTGGCGAAGAGGGCGCTCGAGCAATGGGGCCGATGCTGGCCAATACCGAAAAGCTCCGGGAAAATTTTGATCTCGTAGCGAAATCGGAAAAATTCGCCGGCTCAATGCTCAATGAATTTAGGAGCCGCAGCGCAACGACGTCTAATTCACTGACGTTGATGAAAAACTCGTTTACCTACGTATCCAGAGCAATCGGCAAACCGATGCTCGGGCCGTTGCGGGAATTTTCAGAGTCAATGGTCCAGGCTGCAACTGTTGCGGGAGATTGGATAAATAAGAACCAATCTCTAGTGACAATGGCGCTGAAAGTTGCTGGCGCCCTTGTTATGGTTAAGGGCTCTGTTATTGCCGCAAAAATGGTGTTTTCTGGCCTGATGCTTGTCGTCACGCCGTTTTACCGAACCTTCCTCCTTTGTCAGAAGGCAATGGTTCTGTATAGAAATAGTGCTGCGGCAGCTGCTTTCACAACAAAAGCCTTGGGATTTGCTTCTTTTGCGGCTTCAAAGTCCATGGCCGGTTTGAAATTTGCGTTGAACGCGGTCGGTTGGGCAATGAAATTCATGTTTTGTAATCCTATCGGGTTGGCAATCGGCGCTGTTGGATTTTTGATTACAGCCGGGATCGCTCTCTATAAAAATTGGGACGATGTTAAAGCTTATCTCGCATCGTTATGGACCAGTTTTAATGAGAAGTTTCCGGCGATGGCCTCAGTCGTTAAGGTCATGTATGACAGCGCTGTCAATTCAATCAATGGGATTAAAACAGAATTCAAAGGCTTATTAACATTCGTAACAGGTGCATTTTCTGGAGATTGGGCCAAGGCTTGGGACGGTGCAAAAATGGCTTTCGCAGGATGCTTCCAAGCCCTGCCGGATTTTGCTAAAGGGCCGCTCAATCTCGTGATTTCGCTGGCGAACAAGGCCATTGCAGGGCTGAATTCCCTCGGCTCGTTCAAGATCCCGGATATGGTCCCGGGTATTGGAGGCCAGAGCGTAGGAATTAACATTCCGGAAATTCCGATGCTCGCAGCCGGCGGTATCGCGACAGGCCCATCTCTGGCGATGGTCGGAGAAGGAAGGGAGCCGGAAGCGATCCTCCCGCTGTCCCGTCTTGGCGGAATGATGGGCGCAGCCGGCCCCTCGATCTCTGTGAACTTCTCTCCTGTAATTCAGATTGCAGGAGCCGGAGCTGTCAGGGAGGACGTCCAGTCCGGCCTCAGGGCAGGAGTGACCGACCTTAGGCGCGAACTTGAGCGCTTGATCAATTCTGACCGCCGCTTGTCTTACGCCTAATTGGAGGCTCTATGTACAAAACGATTCAGGGCGACACCTGGGATGTTGTTGCCAAGAAGCTGCTGGGGAGCGAAATGTACATGTCCGATTTAATCCGAGCGAATCCGGATTATCAGGAATATGTCATTTTCCCGGCAGGGATTGAGCTCAACGTTCCGGAGGTCGAACAGACTACCGCTCAGGAAGAGTCAATGCTGCCGCCATGGAAGAGGAAGAACAGAAATGTCGGGACCTAGACAAACGCGGCTTCGGCTGCTGTTTTCTAAAAACGAAACAGACGTGTCGGAAGACCTTTGCAAAGATCTGCTCTCATGGTCTTTTACTGATCATGAGAGCGGCCAGGCAGACGAAATCAGCCTGACGCTCAAAGATAATGAAGGGAAGTGGGCCGGCAGTTGGAGGCCCGATGGAGGCGAGAGTATAAAAATGTACTTGTCCGCCGGCACCACGGAAGAACCGGGGCCGGAGGCGTTTCTGGGGACATTCTTTGTCGATTATCAGAGAATCTCCGGAGCGCCTCGGGTCTACGAACTTCGAGCCGTATCCATTCCGCTGAACAAACCAGTCCGGAAAACTCAAAAAAACCGCGCTTGGGAGAACCATTCTCTGCAGGAAATCGCGCAGGAAATCTGCAGGGATGCTGAATTAGAGCTTTTCTTTGATTCAGCTGAAAATCCTCAATATCAGCGCATTGACCAGTCTCGTCAGAGTGACATGGCCTTCCTGCAGCATTTGTGTGAGGAAGCAGGGCTCTCGATCAAAGTCACGGATAAAACCGTTGTGATTTTTGGTCAAGAACGCTATGAGAAAAAAGATCCGGTATGCACGATGGAGATCGGTGTCAGTGACATTTTGAGCTACACATTTGAGGTTTCTCAGAGCGACACCTATAAAGCGGTCAAAGTGAAGTGGCGAAGCCCTTCGGCTAAAAAGAAGGATCAGGCTGCCGGATATGACCTCAATCTGCAGAAAGTGAAGGCGGCCAAAGCGACCGAATACGACTTCAATCTGCAGAAAGTTGACAAAAACGGCAAAGGATCAAATCCGGCTGTTTTTGAGTACACGTACACGGATCCGGAGGCTGATGAAAACGGTCAAATCTTTGAGATGAAAAAACGCTGCGCTTCGCTAGAAGAGGCGAAACGGCTGGCTAAAGCCAAGCTCCGACAGCTAAACAGCAGAAAAATCACCGGAGACATGACCGTCATCGGAACCCCGTTCTTGTGCGCCGGAACAGTTATTAAAGTGGTCGGCGCCGGAGCCTTCAGCGGCAATTACATCATCGAAGAGGCAAACCACAGCGGAGGAAGCTCGGGGTACACCACGGGCCTTCGGCTGAGGCGCGTCAATAAGGAGTATTAAGGTGTTGTTTAAAGCAAACGAAGAAGACCGTGATGCCGTTTTAGCAATCCTGAAAATCGGAGAGGTCACGGACATCGACCCGGCAAAATGCAAGATCCGGGCAACGTTTGACGATGAGGACGGCAAAACAAGCTACTGGCTCCCGGTGCTGCAGAGAAAGACGCTGCACGATAAAGACTTCTGGTTGCCGGATGTCGGCGAGGACGTTCTTTGTCTGTTCTTTAATGAGGCTGAAGAGGCCGGATTCGCGGTCGGCAGTTTTTACGCCGGAGACGTGGACGTTCCCGGGCAGTCCGTTGACATACGAACAGTGAAATTCAAAGACGGATCCGAGTTTAGCTACAACCGAAATAGTCATGAACTGAAGGGCGTTGTTGGAAGCACTAATTTCAAGCTGAATCGTCAAAACATTGCGATTGCAGCGCCGGAAGCAATCTCCCAGAGCTCCAAAAAAGTTGAGGTTGAAGGGTCTAATCAGGTCGCCATTAAGGGCGGCACTTCGGTTGACATTACGACGCCGACGCTCAATCTCAATATCGGAGCTACAACGATGACGCTCAACGACTCAAGCGCAACGATTTCGAGCGAGAACGTCAATTTCGCAGGAAACTTGAGCATTAACGGCAATTGTTCGGTTAAAGGAAATTTTTCGGTCACCGGGAATATTGATGCCGGAGGCACTGTCCACGGAACTAACATTTAAAGGAGGACATTATGGCCTTCGGAGTAACCGGATTGCTAGGAGCTCTCCCGTTTGTCTGTTCCTCAAATATCGTGAATACATTCAAAGATGTGAATAGAGAGCTGGCAACAAAATACGCCCGCCACGATGTGATCGGCAAGAAGCCGGTTCTTGAGTGGATTGGGGAAGAGCCTGACAAAATAAGTTTCAAGATTCGTTTCGATAGTTCTCTGAACTCGCCTCCCGAGACGGGCTTATTTTTATTGAAACGAATGCTGGACTCGCACAAGCCTCAGAGGCTCCTCCTGGGGCCTCGGTACATGGGAAAGTTCGTCCTTGAATCGATCTCGGAGGAACGACGTTTCCATACGGGCCTCGGCGTCTGCCAGATTGCCGAGGCCACGATTTCATTAACTGAATGCGGTGACGAAAATGCAGCACGTTCTTAATTTATCCCAGCCGATTTCATTTGCTCCCGGCACCGTGGCAGCGGAAGTTCTGCAGAACGTCCGGACGATTCTGGCAACTCGAAAGGGGACCGTCCCTCTGGATCGAAACTTCGGTCTTGAATGGGAGCACGTGGACAAACCGATTCACATAGCCAAAGCGCTCATCCAGGCTGAAATTATTGAGGCTGTCGAGAGATGGGAATCCAGGGCAGTGATCGACAAAATCGAATTCGGAGAACAGGCCGAGGACGCTATGGACGGGCTTTTAAACCCAATCATCACTTTGAGCATTGGAGGCAGAAATGCCTGAGACATTACCTCGTTGGGGGATGCCGGACGTCAACTTCATTGAGACGGATCCGGAGAAAATCAAATCCGACATCATCAATCGTTATGAGAGTGCAGCCGGTAGGACGTTGAGTGCCGGCGATCCGGTTCGATTGCTTTTATTGACGATTGCGTCTGAAATTATTCAGCTGCGGCAGGTTTTTAACCATGGAGCGCAGCAGAATTTGCTCACCTATGCTCAAGGGCGGTATTTGGACGCTTTGGGCGTGTTCCTCGATACGGCCCGACAGCCGGCAGACAAAGCCGTTACGACAATTCAGTTCACACTCACACAAGCGCTTTCGAGCGCTTTTTTTATACCTGCAGGGTTCCAGGTGAGCGCCGGGAACGTCATATTTGAAACGACCGAACTGGTGACAATCGCTCCGGGAGATCTGCAGGGGACGGCGCAAGCGGAATGCACGCAGGCCGGCACCATCGGAAACGGATATTTATCCGGGCAAATTTCTACGATTGTGGCGCCTCTGGCATTTTTGGCCAGCGCTGTAAACACGACGGAATCGATAGGCGGTTCCGACATCGAGAGCGATGCAAGCTATGCCGAGCGACTGAGGCTTAAGCCCAATAGTTTTTCTGTAGCCGGTCCGGAGAAGGCCTACATTTTCCACGCGTTTTCAGTCTCTCCTTCCATCATTGACGTAGCGATTGATTCTCCGACCCCCGGCGTGGTGAACGTTTACACGCTTCTGACCGGAGGCGCTCTGCCGTCTACAGCATTTCTGCAGGAAGTTGAGGATTATCTGTCCGGAGAGGAAATCAGGCCGCTGACCGATGAAGTCCATGCCAAAGCTCCGACGGCTTATTCCTACAGTGTCAACGTTGACTATTACGTTCTGCAGAGTGACGCAGTTCGACTTTCTGCGATCCAGACTGCAGTGCAAGCAGCTGTAACTGATTACGTTGCGTGGCAGCAGGCAAAAATCGGCAGAGACATCAATCCCGATGAACTCATTAAACGAGTTCGGGATGCTGGCGCCGGCCGGATCCTTCATACAACCCTAACGCCCGCTTTCAAGACTTTAACCAAATCTCAGGTTGCCCAGTGCGCGTCTGTGACGGTGACCTTCAAGGGGCTGGAGGATGGCTAAATGAAAACACTACAGGACATCACCTTAGATGATCTGCTGCCCGACAGTATTTCGTCAGATCAGCAGGTAAAACAATCTGCAGAAGCAATCGACCCGGAACTGAAAACAGTTTCGGGTTTCTTGTTATTGGGCGCTGTGCTGGCCAATGTCGATAAATTGACCAGCACTCAGCTGGATCATATTGCCTACTCGTTTGACCTCACAACTTGGCGTGATTATTGGCCCCTGAGCCAAAAACGGCAGGTGGCCAAAACCGTCGTGGCGCAGAAATGCCGCATGGGAACATTGTCCGCGGTTAAAAAAGTTCTTGAGCCTCTCGGCTCTGCCGTTTCCATCACCGAGTGGTGGCAGAAAACGCCTAAAGGCACACCTCACACGTTTGAAGTAGTTGCCTCTATCGGAGACATATCCGGGGGCCTGAGCGCCAATGCTCAGGAAGATTTCTTCAGACTGCTGGATGAGGCTAAACCCGTCCGCAGTCACTATACATTCACTGTCGTTCAGTCGTTGCTTGGGAACCTACAGGTTTCCGGAACGATTCGCTCAGCTTCTTTTGCGCGTTGTTCTTCCGAAATAACGCCGCTCACAACTCAAATCAGCGTGACACCGCTCATGAGACCGGTTTCTTACGCACGCATCTAATCACCCACTGAAAATTTAGGAGTTTTGATATGCCTAACGTAGTCATTACGTCGGCAGGACTTGCCGCGCTCGTAAATGCCGAAAACAACGGAACACTCCCGGTAAAAATTACTAAATTTGGCCTAGGAACAGGTAACTACACGCCGTCTGCAGATCAGACATCTCTCCAGAGCAAATTTAAAGAGATCACAGCACTGTCCGGCGGAGATGTTGGAGACAACACGATCCACGTCACGATGAGCGACACAAGCTCTGATGCTTACACGGTCAACGAAGTAGGTGTGTACCTTGAAGACGGGACTTTGTTTGCTGTCAGCTCTCAGCCGACCGGCGCAATTTTGCAAAAAGCTGCCGGTTCTCAAGGTCTCCTCTCCATTGACTTGGTAATCAGTGGCGGTACCTCCGGGATCACTGTTGACGGAGATACAAACTTCTTCAATCCTCCGGCTACGACCCAGGTGGCCGGCGTTGTGAAACTGGCATCCCTTGACGAAATCAAGACCGGTACAAACTCTTCAAAAGCGGTTACTCCAAGCGGCGTTTTCAATTTCGTGAAGACTTATGTCACAGAAGCAATTGAGGCGCTTAAGACACTTCTTCGTAAGGAAATCGCTGCCGCAGCTCTGGCAGCTGTTCCTATCGGCGCATGTATTTTCTACCTTGGCACGGAAATCCCTGACGGGTTCCTACTAATGAACGGAGCCAGCGTCGCCAAGGCTGATTTTGATGACCTCTACGATGTCATTGGGAATAAATTCGGAAATGTTGATTCAGATCATTTCAATCTCCCCGACACACATCATAGATTTTTGGAGGGGACAACTAATATTGCGGAGGTGGGGAGCTACATCTCCGCGGGATTACCGAATATCTTAGGCTCATTAACAGGAATAGCAACGGGAGACACTCAAACAGGGGGAGGAGCTTTGGGGTGGTCTGCCGAAGGAGCCTCTCGAAAAAACGAACAAGGTACGCCAGCCAGATGTATGTATAAAAACATCTATTTTGAAGCACGCTGGCATAACGCGATTTATGGCGATACTGGCACGGTTCAAACTGCGTCATTACGAGCTTTCGCGCTGATTCGTTATGCGTAGCGGATAAGCATATATCCGCACAGTGCATTTACTCGTACCTCGGTAAGGTCGTTTTGATACAAGGACGATTCGCGAGATGCGTCTATGGTTACTCCGACAGGCGCACCCGGATCTGTCGAAACTGGAGCTGGAAGTTTCCACCTCGTGTCTCTCCAAAATTTCATTACTCCGCCTTCTATTGGGTCAGACGAACCGGGATAAAGACTTCCCTGAGAGCCTACGATATTCGGTTAGAAAGCTCGAATGAGATTCATGCCGAACAAGGCATTGACTCGAACTTCGGTTAGATCGTTTTGATACAGGGATGAAATGTTTGAGGCGTTGAAACGGTAGTCAACAAAATTCCCAGAAACCTCTCCGCTAGAGAAATTAATTTGTTGCTGATAATTGATGCTTATCCCTTCGGCCCAAACCTTAGAGCCCATCAGAAAAGTACCGGCGAGAAAGGAGATATTCGGTTAGAAAGCTCGAATGAGATTCATGCCGAACAAGGCGTTCACTCTCACCTCGGTAAGGCCATTTTGATAAAGCGAAGATACGCGAGAGGCATCTAAAGACGGATCGGCTTTCCAATCTCCTGATGTTGAAGTCGAAACAACCCCTTGATTGTTTGTATCGTTTCTGGCATAAAAACAAGCCCCGCCGCTAGCGGCACGCTTATCATGCGTTGCAATAAACGTAAAGTAGCCCGTAATATTCGGTCTTTCCGAATATCTTGAGCAGTGGTCGAGGGTTTGACGATCAATTCGACATATCTCAGTACGGTTTCCATGATCTGACTGGGGCAATGTTTATTTCAAGAATAGGCCCTAGAAAATATGACCGCGCAATGTACGAAAGTAATACAAGCGGATCGCTTGCTTGGACGTTTGATGCCTCTAGAAACTCTGCCGTTTATGGCGCGTCCGGAACAAACCAACCTGCCTCTGTGCGATTCTTATGCCTGATACGCGCGTATCAAGCATAAGGCGCTCAAAGCATCAGGGCGAATCGTTGTGAGTTCATCGCTATAAATTGGATTCGATGCATTCGCGTTAAAGACTATATCGTATGAAGTTTCTTGATTATCCTTCGATGTCAACGTAACGCCTAAAGGATCTGTTCTAAAACCCTGCCAGCGGAGCGCTCCAGCCGAGCCAATCTGATTGAGATTATCAACCCTTCGTATTCCTTCCATTCGACCCAGAATATTCGGTTAAAAGCGGATCAGCCAATAACCCATGAGAGCATCTGGTCGAACGGTATCGGCCCTTCCGAAAATTGCATTAACGGTCGAAGCGTTCAAAAAGAAGTCGTTAGAGCCTGCCGTCGTTCCCGTAGGCAGACCTCCATTTTTATTGCTAACCTTAATTTTGAACATCCCGTTCGTAATGAAGCTATTGAGCTGGCTGTCACCATTATACGCAAGAGCTTGAAATCCGCCTTGAATATTCGGAAAGACCGAATATCTTAGGCTCATTAACAGGAATAGC